ATGGTCATTCACTTCAAGGTCGCCGGGCATCTGGCTTGCGGCCATCACGGCACCAACCTCCCGTCCAGCACCGAGTTGAACCGGGTCAAATGCCGCACCTGCCGCAACACCGAAGCCTACAAGGAAGCGCGCCGCACCCAGCGCAACGCCGCTCGCCGCGCGTCACGCAAAGCCAAGACTCACACCGCAACCGACTGGCGCAGCGCGTGGACACAACGCCTGACCGACTTGCCAGGCCTGCAGCGCCTGCCACGCGGGTTCAGCGGCCAGCCTTTCGTCTAGGTCGCCCATACAAAAGCCCCGGCCAGGCCGGGGCTTTTTTTTGCGTTCAATCATCATTGGACACCGGCCGGTTGCGTGCCTTGTACCCTGGCAAGGTAGCGGCATACGCAAATGCCTGTTCGCGGGAATTGAAGGTCGCCAACCGGTCCTGGGGCGTACATACCCGCCACGGTCCATGGTTGACCTGCACGATGTCGTAGCCATTCAGATGCAGCTTCGTCAGCATTGGAGCGCTCATAGTCACCTCGCTTTCCTGAGATTTTCTGGCGTTGCAGCCCCACCTTACACCCGCAACGGGCTCAGAGGTCGACCATGTGTCGTACCGAAATGGCCGCATTCATGAACACCAAACAGCGGCTGATTCACTACCTGGCCGGCGGGTATGGCAAGTAGCCAAAGCTGTCATTTATGGCTCTTGTTCTGTCGCCAGCGGAATCGTCCGATTAGCCTCAATACCCCCTGTAGATCACTGATCTGCCGAGCTTTTTCACTCAAGCCTTCAGCAAGAAAGCTGCCCTTCGACCTTGCGCCCGAGCGTGCGGATCTATATATTCCCAACCCTGCTACAACGCGCTGCCGCCCGAATGGCGAAACTGGTAGACGCATGGGACTTAAAATCCCCCGCTCGTAAGGGCGTCCCGGTTCGATTCCGGGTTCGGGCACCAAAGATATCAAGGGCTTGCATGATGAACTTCATGCAGGCCCTCATCTTTTGTGTTCCGCAATTTTGGGATGTGTTCCGCAATTCCCCTCTCCGGCGTTCTGCCGACCTAATTCAAATCCTCCGTTTCACCGACTGCTACGCTGTTCACTCCACCAGAGGAACGCCGATGCCAAACTCAGACCTGCTCCCTTCCCTGCTCTCCAGGCTGTACGAAAACCAGCTGGCCCTCGAAGCCTCGATCATGGAGTTATCGAACTGGGTCGAGCAGCGTGGCTCAGCCGATGTGGCGGAGAACATCCGCGGTGCTTTGCACACCATCGATGAGAACGAGGAGTTCATCAAGCTGACCCTGGCCGTCCTAATGTCGCCCGAGTGAAGTTGATCTGGCGCTGAGCGCTTCACTACTTGCAAGCAACCGACCACAACTGATCGAGCTTCGTCGTGTAGCTCTGGCTCATCATTTCCCGGCGCATCCCCCACTCAGGGTTCGTCGGCACACTGGCCGACCTCAGTGTTCCCCTACCCCATCTTTCATTGATCTGGTCCAGCACGGTCATTACTCGGGTGGCCTCGGCCGGCTGGGACAGCGCGAATAGATCGTCCGTGTATTCGCCTGGCTGGCACAGGTTGAGCAACATCACCTCGGCCTTGCTGTATTTGAATTCAGGGCGGTAGATGTGGTCGAGGGCATCGACGGCGGCTTTGGTCAGCAGCCGCACGTCGTCGGTCGGGTACGGCATATCCACCACTACCCCGTTGGCGTATTTCGCCTCATCCGGATTGAACATGCCGGTGCGGATGCAGACCCGGACTTTCTTGCAGAGCGAGTTTTGCGCGCGGAGCTTTTCTGAGGCCCGCATCATGTAAGTGGCCACGGCCTCCTTGATCGGCGCCAGGTCGGTCAACCGCTTACCAAACATCCGACTGCAGCAGATCTCCTGCTTCGGTGGGTCGGGCTCGTCCAACTCGAGGCAGGAGGTGCCTGCTAGTTCCCGTGCCGTCTTCTCGATCACAACACTGAATTTCTTGCGGAGCGTCCAGGGGTCAGCCTTGGCCAGGTCCATCGCTGTCTTGATGCCCATTGTGTCCAGGTGGAGCTTCATTTTTCGGCCAACACCCCAGACCTCGGATACATCGGTATTGCGCAGCACCCAATCCCGCTTGATTGGATCAGTGATGTTCACCACTCCACCGGTTTGGGCCTGCAAGCGCTTGGCGGTGTGGTTCGCAAGCTTTGCCAGCGTCTTTGTATTAGCGATGCCGACGCCGACGGGGATGCCGGTGCACCGTAGCACCTGCGCGCGGATCTGCCGGCCGAGCGCGTCAAGCCCTCCAATACCGGTGAGGTCAGCAAAGGCTTCGTCGATGCTGTAGATCTCGACTGCGGGCACCATGCTCTCTATCAGCGTCATCACTCTCTCGCTCATGTCGCCGTAAAGCGCGTAGTTCGACGAGAACGGGACGATTCCATACTGTTTGAGCTTTTGTTTAATCTGGAAATACGGCTCGCCCATCTTGATAAAGGGCTTGGCGTCGTAGCTTCGGGCAATCACGCAGCCGTCGTTGTTGCTCAGCACGACAATCGGCGTTTTGGCGAGGTCAGGCCTGAATACACGCTCGCAACTTGCGTAGAAGCTGTTGCAGTCGATCAGAGCGAATACTGGCGGATTAGACATGGCTGCGCACAGTGCTGGTGATCACGCCCCAGATCGATAGCTCGTCGCCTTCCAGCACGTATCGCGCCGGGTACTTCGGGTTTTCGGAAAGCAGTATCACCTCCTTGCCGCGTTTGCAGAGCCGCTTGCACATGGGGTCGTTATTCAGGAGTGCCACGACTATGTGCCCGTGCGCAGGCTCAATTGAGCGATCCACCACTGCCAGGTCGCCTTCGAAAATTCCCGCACCCTGCATGCTTTCACCGGTAATCATCACCAGGTACACATGAGGAGCCCTGATATTCAGTACTTCATCTAGGGAAATGTGCTGCTCGATGTGATCGGCCGCCGGGGACGGGAAACCGGCCGGCACATGAAACGAGCAGAGAGGCAGTTTTGCACCGCCGCCCGCAATTGGACCCAGAATGTTGAAGCTCATGGTGCTGCCTTATGCAGATACTGTACGAATGTACAGTTAATATCGCATATGGCTTGCGGTCAATTTGGTGTAAGAGATATCTGACAGGCGGCCGCGTCAGCCCAACTCATCTGCGTACGCGGCGACAGCCTCTTCTGTGAGTTCCCGCCACTCGTCGCTGTCGATTGCGCCGTGCTCTTTCATGTCGTCAGCCAGCGACAGGCGCCTCTCGTAGCGCTCTTCCGGCGTGGCTGAGATGAAGTCCGGATCATTGCGCAGGGAAAACCACGCCTCCATTGCGTTGATCTGATCGATGATTGCCATGACGAATACCCGGGGCCAGTGTCTACAGTGTAGAGATTGGCCTGGCCCCGGCTGTTCATTGGGGCCGACGAGCGGAGACGACTATGTGCGGAAGACTTTCCCAGTACAGCGGCATCCACGACTTTGTTGCGGCTTTGAGCATGCCCAATGCTCTGGCGAACTCCGTCGGTGAATTGCCACTCGAGCGCTACAACGTCGCCCCGACAACCCAAGTCGCCCTGCTCCACCTGCAGGGCGATCTTTTGCACGCCGACCTGGTGCGCTGGGGATGGAGACCCCACTGGGCCAAAGACCGAGCCGCCCCCATCAATGCCCGCGTCGAGAAGGTGGCCCACGGCCCGTTCTTCAGGGCGATCTGGCCACACAGGGCAATCACGCCGATCGATAACTGGTTTGAGTGGGTGGACGAAGGCGGACCGAAGAAACAGCCCTACCTGAGACGCCGGCGGGATGGCGAGCCCGTGCTGTGCGCCGCAATTGGCCAACTGCCCAACAGCGATGAAGGCCCAGGCGAGCATGACGGCTTCGTGATCATCACCGCCGACAGCGCCGGCGGCATGGTGGATATTCACGACCGGCGCCCGGTGGTGCTGACGCCGGACTTGGCCCGGGAATGGTTGGACCCGGCCACGCCCAAGGAGCGCGCCGAGCAGATGGTGCTACACCAAGGCGAACCGGCAGAGGTGTTTGAGTGGTTCAAGGTCGGCCCGGCCGTGGGTAGCGTGATGAACAAAGGACCAGGACTGATTGAACCGTTGATACCCGCCAACAAATGAAGCCCCATAAGGGGCTCCATTTTTTCGCATCTAAAACAAGGTCAGCTGACCAGGATGAGAACGCCAGTGCTGGCATACATTTTCCCAGCGGCCAAGCCGGTATCGAAAATAGCGATGCACGAAAACGCTCTTCGTAGTCGAGTAAGCCATGGCAGGCCCTCCCCTAGAAGGATTGGAAGGTTTTCGCTTGCCCTGATCTGAGGCCACTACTACACTGCTGACGTCTTCCCCAAGACATCTGTGTAGGGATCAGGGTGGTTAGGTAGACCCTCATTCACCTCACCAAGGCTCAAGAAGTGTTAGAAGCACTTCTTGAGCTTTTTTGCATCTGCATCCTCGTTAGCCTAGGAACTGCAGTGGGCATGGCTTAGCAACGGACCAAAAAGCACCAAGCTTCATGACCGTATTCCCATGCGTCGAGTACGCGCTGCGAGTTCTTCACCCGACGATAGCGGCAGAAAACCCAACGGAACCCTTTAGGGGCTGGTTTTTTAGGCATCATCCATAGTCACCTCCTTAGCAGAAGGAAATTTTTTCTTGCCATCCGCTAGGAAATGACTAACATTCCGTTCGCAGCTACCCTGCAAGGGCGAGCCCCTTCTCCAAAGCTCACCGAATTGATTGGAGGACCAACTCCAATCAGTTCAAAATTTTCATACCAAACCTGATCAACTTTTTGTTTTGTACCATTGCTGCCTGAGAGCTAACACCGAATCGCTCAGTCATTTCCTTGATGCTGCAGCATTGAAGAGCCAATGAACGCGGCATCAGAAGATCGCCTGCAAACGTATTTGCCTGCCACTCACTATCCCGATATACGTCTAGTTTTCCATGCTCTTGGCGATGGAAGACAATCGGTACTGCTCGATGCATGATGTAGTGGCCAAGCTCATGAGCCGCGGTGAATCGATCTCGACCTCTATCGCGGTAAAGCCCGTCGTACACATCCTCCCGGAGCCGGATAACATTTTCTGCTGGAATCGTCAGTCCATGGTTGGCCCCCATATCACTCATCAGTCCCGCCTCTAGGGCGAAACCTGGGAACAACCGCGGCATTGCCAGCTCAAGAAAATGTATCAACGGAAAATCGTCAGTTTTGATCTGCATATTTCGCCGAATCCCATCGGCGATCTGAGCAATTTGAGCTCCGCTTAGCGGAGGAACTTCACAGCGCGGTCCACTCATAAGCTTACCTCTTCATTTTTTGACTCTCATTCAATAGAGCCAAAATCTTATCCAGCTCCGTTACCTTCATTTCTTCAAACTGCCTCGAAAATGCCATAGCAACCTCCTGATGTCTGTTTGTCATTCCATGGAAAGGGACCTGCACTTGACCACGAGTCATAATCACAGCGTCTTCAAGGTCGCGATACCCGATTGACCCAGGTAGAAAACCCAAATACTTAGCAATTTTTTGAACAAAATCATCGCTAAAGGTCTTTTTACCAGTCTCAACAGTCGACAAATACGCTGGACTTACTTCTAGCCCAAGAGCCATATCCTTGAGCAGAAGATTTCGATCTATTCGCACCTTCCTCAAAAATTTTCCGAGTTCTGTCAACATACCTACCTCCGTAGAGAAGGCGATTTCGCCAACTCAATTTCAGATTAACACAAATGGTTAATTCGTCAAACAGATTTTGTTAACCGCTGATTTGTTAGTGGCACCCTAGCCCCATGAGTTCAAAAGTTTTGTGTCGGGCCCGGCGCTCACCTGGCAGACCCACGGCGCGATCACGGCATCACTTGCGTAACGATTGATAACTCCTTTCACAAGCCAGTCCCGCTATTTTGGCTCGGTCATAAGCCGCTGCCAGTTCTCCCGCTCTTTTGTCAGCCCGCTGGAGCAGGTCGGAGAGCACCATTGCGGCGCGGGTGGCTGACGCGCCTCGTTGGGTAGCTCCGGTATCGCCGCAGGCAGTGGCGGCGAGCTTATTGGCATCTGCGTGCATCCGGTCGCCAGCAGCATCAGCGACACTAGCATCCACGGCCGCAGCCCTGTTTTGTTCTCGAGCATCGCTTGCTTCCTTATTCACTGCCGCTTGGCGGCGCTGTTCTTCTTCGCGGGCAACATTGCCCGCTTCTGCAATGGCGAGCGCCTGGGCCTTTTCAATACCGGCCAGCTTTTCGCCCATCCGCCAGTCCTGCACCTTCCAGGTGCCGCCTGCGCTGACGGCCATCGCCAGCAGGACCAAAGCAACTAAGCCGGCCAGCTTCTGCACCGGCGTCATGCCAGCGCCCGCCGCACGCCTTCAACCAATACCGCCTCAGGGTAGGCGTAGCCGGCGTTCTCGTGATGGATGATCGCCTTCACGAAACCAGCCATAACCGCCGGCTGGGACAGGTCCACCTCAGCGCCTGGCCGAGTGCCGGTGTTCGCCTCAACTGCGCGCACGTATGCCGCAGTGTCGTTTTCCACTGAAGGTGCCCAACGGCTGATGATCGCCTTCACGGTCTTCAATCCATGCTTGCGCTGGTACGTCAGCAGGAGCTTGCCCAGCGCGCGAATACCGTTCTCCGGTGTATCGAATCGCGCGAAGCGTTTCTCAATGGCAGGATCTGGCGCGAGCTGGCCCTGCCATTTATTGGCCGGGTTGTAGTCGATGTTGCCGGGGTTGCGGTTGCGTACCCCGCGGGTTTCGGTGATCGGCATGCTTTTTCTCCAGGCAAAAAAATACCCGCTCATGGCGGGTGGCAGTGTTCGGGTAGTGGTCAGCCGGGCGCTACGGGCCGCTTGCTGCTGTCGGGAAAGTCAGGGTTCTCCGCCGTCCATTTGCGCAGGGCGAGCCAATATCTCTGCCACTGCTGGGTAGTGCCTGGGATATCTTCCTCGCCGTACTCAATGGCCGTTACGTTCTGTTGGGCCTTTGGCATTTCCGAGTCACGCCAAGCGTTTTCGGTGGGTGCCAATTTGGCGTTTCGCGTTTCCAGTGTGACGCTCCATGTACCATCTACCTGGGCTGTGTAATCGAGTGTATTTTCTCCATCAGGCCTGGTTTCCGACATCAGGATGTATCCATCAGGAACCTCACCTCCGGTCTCTTCAACGATTTGGAAGCTTTCACCAACCTTTGCAAAAACCCTCATCCCTTAACCCTCCACACGCGAACTCGGCAGGGAAGCGACGAAATTCCGGTCCCTACATTCAAAGATGTTGAACCGCCGCCCAATTGATACCCAATCAAAAGCGAGTTGCTTCCGGTAGATGTTCGTATCGAGTCAGCCCCCTGCGAAGCCTTAACGCCCGATCCGTAGCTGTTGTTTGAGTACCATCCAGGGGAGACCCATTCTCCACCTTGCAGCACTTGAGCCTCACAAATTACCGGGTGACCCGGAAAAGGGTTAGGGTTTACGTACTGGCTAGATACCGCGACTACTGCGGGGGATGCCTCGCTGCCGCCATTTGGATACACATACGCAAACCCCAGAGAGGTATCCAAAGTCTGAATCTGACTCGACTGATTACTCACCGTCGTAGCCAGCGCCGTCACGTCTACCGATCCTGGGTTTACCGCCTTGCCCGCCCCGACCGTACACCAGATAACGGTTTCGTTTGATCCACGTGTTTCAGTGCCTGTGCGGGCAACACGAGATGCGTCAAATCCCCATGTATACCCAGCCGCCGAAACTGGCGATGGGCGGGCTCCTACAGAAACGGCGTTACCTACAAACGCTCCGGTTGCATCCGTAGGATTGATCATTGCCACCGAGCTTGAGACAACCGAGCCCGTAATATTTTGCAACTGGTCTGTCTGATGCAACCCAGGCGTGCCCGCCGAGTTCTTGCCATCTCCCCGCAATACCATGGCCGCAATCGTGTTGCCGTCGGCGTGCCTCGCATTGGTGTCCGGCATGCGGAATGTGGTCGATCCATCGCCGCTGGAATACCTGCCGCGGGACGTGTAAGGCGACGCAAGCCAAACGGCATCCGTCACTGAGCTTGCAGAAACCAGCGCCCAAAGACCAGGCCAATCGGCCCGATTGAGCAGTTGGCCATCACGGGCAATCCAACCGGCAGGTATTGTCGCCCGAGAAACGGACCATGGCACGATAGATCCAACAGGAATTCCTACGCCTGCTTCCTTGTATACGCCTCCCGCAGTTAGAAACTTATCCTGGTCGCCGGGAACAGCAGCGGGAACCAGCCCCTTTTTGCCCGCGACAGTTGCCGTGGCGCCGACCATAGTTGCGATGCCTTGACGCAGCTTGTCGAATCCGTCCGTAGTAATCGCGAGAAGCGAAGTGATGTCGTTATTATCACCGCTTGCTGCTTTACCTTCAGTGACCTCCTCAGCGCGATCTGCTGAGTCTTTAGCTGCAGCCGCCGAAGCTGCCGCCGCTTGCTCCGACTGGATAACAGAATCACGCGCTGTTTCGGACCGATCGGCAGCCTCACCGGACGCCTGGGCCGAGTTCTGGCTTTGCTGAGCCGCCAGTTGCGCGGCGTTCTTGTTGTCGGTGGATGCCACAGCGGCAGCGGTTGCGATGTCCGCCTGCTCAGTGGCCACAGCCTTCGACTGCCCTGCTGACTGTGCCGCCTCGGTTGCAGCCGCAACCTGCTCCTGCATGTCAGCAACGCCACTGGCGATCACCTTGGTGGCGGCTCGCAACGCGTCAGCTGAGTCTTTGACGTAACCCTGCATCGGCGCGAGGGAGTAGCCGCCCGCGGTCACAGCAAGGCCCTGGTAATCTGGCGCAATCGAGAGCGCCGTATTACTGGCGATATTGATGACTTCGTACCACTCACCGTCAGGCCCGCGGAACGCATCACCGACGCGAGCGTTCGCGATGAAGGATGTTCCAGTGCCGAGCACGGCATTGCTGCCAGGTGTCACAGCAACTGTGCCTGTTTTGTACCAGGTCATATAAATCCCCTAAGAAATAGGCTTGGCAAATACAATAGGAATGAAGAAATTGACCGAGTTATTTACACCAATAATGTAAGGCTCAAGTCTATTAGTGCCGTAATTCCACACAACATATAGCTTTGCTGCTCTCGTCGAATTGCCACCTACATCCATGCCCACATTGTTTATAAGCATGTAATCTCCGGTATCTAATGGAGAATATGCTGTCCAATTAGATCTGGTCGTACCCTGCCCCGTCTGACTCGAACCCGTATATGTCCAACTGGTGATTGTCCGGGTGAACTGCGCACAAGGGGTTCCGCTATCGAATAGTAAATTGGAGGCGCCATCCCATAGCCGAAGACCATATTTTGCAAGCTCACGCGATTTGAAGGCGGCACAAAAGTAATTACCAGCACCTGAAGACAAGAATGAAAACCCAGTCCAATTTCCCGGGCCGCCACTGATGGTGGTGTACTGGAAGGTAGTGCTACCGTCTGGACGGACAAATACCAAAGGAGGCTCAGCCGTTGTAATGGCGGGGGAGAACACGGCGCCACCCGAGTATCTGCCAGACTGTACGATCACAAGCCTGGAGAACTCAGAGTCGAGCGTTACCACGTCGTTATTGTTGGTAAACGTCAAGCCGAATGTCATCTACCTATCCTTCATAACTAACAACCGCTGAGGACCAAGTCCATTAATTGCATTAACTGCCCCGGTACGATTGCCGAACCAAACTGTCACCCCGCCAGAGTAAACCGCTGGCTCGTACTGAACTGCGTAGTTGTTCTGGGCGTTTGGGTCTTGAGGGTAAGCGCCAATCGGGATACAGACTGCGGAGTGTGTTGCTGGCGACACGCCAGGGATGGAAATATTGATATACCTCTCACCTCCTGTGATAAATGCAACTACTGCAGAATAAACAATCCTCACAGTGAATGAGTTCTCATCCAGTTCCAACTTCCCTGTCGGCCCCCAAATTCTCATCCCGAAGCTCATGCCGTCAGATCTCCGAGCTGTACGCGCTTAACGTTGTTTTCGTCATAGACCTTGATCGCGCGATTGGTCATCGTCAGGCGCCCACCACCAGGTGCGGGTCCGTTGAACTCCAGGTTGCCCGCCTTATCGAGACGCCAGCCTTTTACCCCCGCAACGTAATCGTCGGACTGCAGCGCCTGTCCGATCTTCAGCATGGTGATGCTGCCGTCCTGGATGAACGCCGAGCGCATAAAGACCTGCCCATCCTGCACCGTGAACGGCGTGAACACCTGGCCTCCGGCCAACGTGCTGACAATGGCGAAACGGTCGGCACTCACGAGGAACTGGCTTTGAAGCACACCGTCTTCATCCTGCTCGATACCCAAGCCAAAGCCGGCGGCAACCAATTGGCCGTCGGCATTCACCTGCATCTTCACGGAGTACATCGTTTTGAACTTGCCGTCGGTATCGGCCTGGGCCTCGCTCACGACCTGCACGGCCGCCGAAGTCTCTCCGATTTCTGCCCTGACCTGCTGAATTGCCTGAGAAGTCGCCTCGCGATCCGTAACCACCACGCTTTCAAGCTCGCTCACCGAGCCACTGACGTCGCCCACCTCAGCAGTGAGCTCGGTCTGCCGCTGCACCATGGCCGCATTCTGCGAGGCGCGCGTCTTCACTTCTTGCGCAAAGCTCGCCGAAGCGTTGTAGCCCTGAAGCGCATCTGCGAGGTCGCCCTCCCCGGTGTCATCCCGATATGCCGCCTGCAAAGCCTGAAGGCTCGACGCGGCCGCCGTGACCACTCCATCCAACTCGGTGATGCTGGTGGTGTTGATCTCAACCTGGCGCGCCAGTCCGTTGGCAGTGACAAGCACCTGGCCCACGTCCACCCAATACGCGGCGTTCGGCGGCGAAGTATCGACCGGCACCAACTGCGTGGCCTGGTAGATACGCTTGCCGACGACCACCAGGTCGCCCTCGAGGTAGATCGACTCAGGGTCGTAGGCCGACAGGCCGTCGAGCGCATCGATCTGCGCCTGCAGGCCTGGGATTTTGTCAATCTCATCCGTGATGTCCTTGCCGAGCTCTGTCCGCCCTACTTGGCCGGCGATCAGGTCCAGCACAGGATCCGCATCGGCGCTGGCCATCCCCATTACACCGTTGCCGACTGGATAGAACGGCCCGATATTCCCGGTCCGGTCAACCAGGCGTGCCCAGAAGAAGAACTGCGCGCCTGCCTGTAGGGCCTGCATGCTGTAATCCGACTGGGGGTAGGCCAGGTCTGCCAGTTTCGATGCCACGGACAGGTCATTGGCCTGGCCGTACCACAGCTCGGTGCGCTGGGTATCCTCGGCGCCAGCAGGGAAACCCCACCGAATGCCGATACCGAACAGTTCGCTGGTAGTGGTCAGGAACGCCACCGCCGGCGGCAATCCAACCTTCCCCTCCAGATTGGTCAGATTGGAGCTCTTCCAGATCGAAGAAATCTCGAAGGCGCTGACGCAGCGAACCCGGGCCAAGTAGGCACCCGAGTAAATGCCGGTGACGTCCACGCTTGTCGCGCCTGTGCGCTGCAGCTTGATCCAGTTGCCACTGTCCTTGCGCCACTCCACGTCATACGCGACAGCGCCAGCCACGGCAGGCCATGAGATGTTCATGGTGCTGATCGCCAGGCCCTGGTCCACGGAGTAGTTCGACGTGATGTCGACGCTCGCCGGCGCCGGTACTACGGTGATAGGCACAACGCTGATTGGCCGCTCTTCCAGGCGGGCGCCGGTGTCGATGTGATCGAACTTGCTCGGGTCGTACTGAACTGCCGAGATTTCAAACACACCAGGCTCCGGCCGCGCCACGCTGACCACGCGATAAAGCGGGATGGCCAGGTCGTCAGCATCCAGCGCCCACACCAGCTCACGCTCCGGCGGCACGGAATAAGCTACGGTGACGGTGACCTGCCGACCGCTGACCAACTGCACGGTGCGGCCCTCGCACTTGCCGTCCGGCAGGTTGAGGATAAGCCGATCACCAGGCTTGGCCTGGGTGTCCCGGTCCAGGGTGATGACCTTGCCATTCACCGCCGAGATACGACCGCCAACCGGCCGACCGGCTAGCAATTCGTCGGCGATCGGGATCACGTAGCCAGGCAGCGGGATGCGCCCGTCGAGGCCGACCTTGAAGGTAACCGCCCGATCCTTGGAGTTCGTGAGCAGCGCCCACTTACCCCGGCGCTGGGCCTCGGATTCGCGGGTGCAGCCAATAGCGCTGATCTCCAGCGGGTTGTCGCCGTAGCGCCGCTGCAACTTGGCATCGGTCACAGCTGTGACATCGGTGTCGAAGTTGTTCCCCGGGTTGTCGTAGCTGATCAGCGCCCGCGTGTAGCGGGTGCGCTCCGATGCGCTCGAGTAGGTGAACTTGCCATCGATGACATTCGCCCGGGTGTAGGCAAAGTCGAAGTCGGTAGCGCGCGGCATATCCGACAGGGTGAATACCTGGCCCTGGGCCCAGTAAGTCATGCCCCGGTAGATCGCCGAGATATCACGCAGCAGCGACCAGGCGTCGGCCTTGCTCTGCAGATTCAGGTTGCAAATGAATCGCGGCTCCTGGCCACCCTTCCCGTCCGGCACCAGTTGGTCACAGTACTGCGAGATGCGGTACAACTCCCACTTGTCCACCATCCACGGCTTGATGCGACGGCCAAGGCCGAAACGGTCGTTGGTGGTGATGCCGTAAGTGTGCCAAACAGGGTTGTCAGTCCAGGCCTGTTTGAATGTTCCGTCCCAGATGCCCGTATAGGTTCGCGACCTGGTGTCGTAGTTGCTCGGCACCTGCCATTTCCGCCCATCACATTCGATCGTTACCGCAGGGATGCTGCGGAACTGCTCGGCGGAAAACTCGATGTAAAGCAGCGCGGTGTTCGGGTATCGAATCTTCGCGTCGATCACCTCGGTGAAGCCGGCAATCTGCATGGTGTCCGAGATTTTGTTGTTGTTCTGGTTTGCAGTCAGTCGAGTGATGCGCAGCAGCCACCCGGTTGTCGCGCGAGGCAGATTGATGCGGCGGGTTCGCTCGTACAGGCTGGTGGTCTTGCCGGATACTGCCTCGTTCAAAACCTCCTGGTAAGTTCCCCCATCCGTTGCCAACTCGACCTTATAGCCGATCGCGTAACCGTTGATGTTGCCGCCGGCGTCCACCGATTGGAGCGCAGGCCAGGCAAAGCGCACTCGTACAGCTGAGAGCTGGGTATTGGTGATCGCCCGAACCCACGGCGTTCCGCTGCGGAGTTCGGTGCTGATGGTAGTTTCGTTCTCGACAGATGGGATGCCCTGGATATAGGACTGGTCCACAGCCCCGCTGCGCCACTCCCACTTCACGTTCGGGAAGTTCATGTTCCCCTGCGGGTCTTGCAGCGGCGTATTGTCGAGAAAGATGTCCTTGGCAGTCGGAGCACCTTCAAACTCGCCCTCACCCACAGCAATAAGCATTTTCGCAATGGCGACGGAACGCAGGCTGTCTGGTGCCTCGGTTGGGGTTTTAGGCTTCTCGGAACCGCCCTTGGCACCATAAACATCGATCTTGCGTGCTGCGCCCATGCTTTTCTCCAGGCATAAAAAAACCGCCTGTTGGGCGGCTTCAGTTTTTCGGGTGTTGGCTACATCTGGTCTTCGGCGTAAATGGCGGCGCTGATTATCGCACCACCCCAGCGTCGACGGCCTGCACACAGTGAGACAGGATTGCCGGATGCCGTGGTGTTCTTGGCGCTGCCGAAGGCGTAGCCGGGGGTGTTCTCGGGCGCTGCGCTGGTCTTCAGGCCGCCGACTTGGGGGCTGAGCATTTGGATAACACCGCCCAGCACCATCGATCCGCCCATCATGATCAGAGCTGAACCGAAAGGTGCGCCGGCGCCGAAGGTGCCACCGGTGATGACAAGGCCGACAACAATCAGCACAGCGCCGATGATGGTCTGCAACGCCCCGCCGCGCTTACTGCCGGTGACGATCGGGGCAATTCGAATATCGCCGCCACCCGCAAACCCAAGCTGCTTTTCTGCCAGGTTCGTCTTTCCTCGGAATACGGCAAACTCAATCCCCCGTGATTTGGCGTTCGATAGGAAGCGTTCAAATCCGGGGATCTGCACACACAGCGCCTTGATCGCCTCAGCTGGTGAATTCACAGCCATGCGGAAGGACCGGCCAAACTGTCGAAGTTGACCGTAAAGCAAGATCGTGGTCATTGGCTGATAATTGATAGCGAGTGCTGCCATTAACTTTTCTCCGGGCAATAAAAAAGCCCGCCGAAGCGAGCCTTTGGTGAAGTGGTGCTGACTATAGGCAGCCTTGCAGCGCAGCCAATCGTTTATTCGCAATCCAGTTTCCGACCACCACGTAATACTTCGCTTCGGCCCCCGAGCCTTTAGGCTGGATGTCAACGAAGTACTGGGATCCCTCGGTGAACACGGTGTAACCCGTATCGCGGCCAGGCTGAAGAGTCGCGCCAGGCGTGCCCCCGAAGATCGACTGGTTCTGCCATTCGTACTGAACGCACTTTGCCAGCGCGGCGTCGGTCTTTTTCGAGCTCATAACCTTGTAAGGTCCGCTCTGGCGCGCCTCATTCATCGTGGGCGCCATGCACCCCGCGAGCATCGCCGCCGACGAGCAAATAATGAGGGCCAAAACAAGTTTGTGTACCGAGCCCAGAGCTCTCATTTGTCTTTCGCCTTCAGGCATAAAGAAAACCATTTATTTTCAAATTCGCTTACCGCCCTTTTTTGGTTTTCCTCCGTACGGAAGGCCGAAGTGCTGTAAGCGTCCTTGATGACTTCCGCGCCAAGCGCGTCGACAGATGGGTCTCCAGCAGAGGCTTTCATCATTTTGGCCATTGAAACTTCATTCTGCCTATTTTTCATAATCGAAGCGGCCATCTCTGAAACGGAAGTGCAATAACTGAGCGTTTCATCGGATGGTTTTGCAGCAAGTGCAATGCCTGAAGACAAAACAAGCGCCACCATCGCTGTACCTGATAATAAAATCCGCATGTCGTTCCCTCGTTGGTTTGGCGGGACTGTAGCACTGGGAAAGCCAGATGCAAAAAACCCGGCGCTTGGCCGGGTTTCATGAGCCTGCTTCTGACCTTACAACGAGCGTAGCTCAGTGAATGCCCGAGCAATGCAATAAGGAATCACTGCGCAGGTCAGCCCCATTGCAGCTGCGGCCGCTTCCTGCGGGGCGCTTTTCGCAAGCATCATCCCGCCAAAACCCACAACCGCACCAATAAACGACATTACGATGGTGACGAACCACATAAATTTGGCCAAGTTGATTCCCTTCATACGATGATTGTTCTTGATCACTCGCAACGAGCGAGCCGCTCTTTCGCGAGGAATCTACAGTTGTCGTTGCGCAAGGTCAATTTGCCATCATTCAACTGATGTACTGTTCAGTCACCAACCCTGGATGGAATGCCAATTCTGCATGACTTGCGCGCCCCGGCCGCGTCACGGTTGTTTTGCGTCCTTATGTCTGAGGATCAGACGCGTACGGTCATGCCAAGGGCCGCCGTAGACGATTATCTCTGACGGCCTGCCGTACAGGTGGTGCAACAGGAAAGGGCCCGGACCGAACACACCTGAGTCCTCACCAGGCAGCGACGGTTCAGTGCCCAGGTAGATCCCGGCATGGTTTGGGTGAGCCGTCCGGCCAACCTGCATAACGATCATGTCACCGCGCTGCGGTCGGTCGACGCGAACGAACCCGGCCGCCTCGTAGTGCTGCTCGTACAGGCTTGCGTGCTCGGCACTTTCCCACCAGCCGTCGGTACGCTGGAAGGCTTCGAACTCCAGGCCCCATTCCCGCTTATACCAATCTGCGCAAACCTGCCAGCAATCCCAGGCCCCATGCACAAACGGGCGCTTGAGCAGAGGCGTGCTGCCCGTGGGCGTGATCGTGCGCATGTCGCCCTCGGGCCAGGACAGAATGTGCCAGGGCAATGCCGTGGCCTCGCACATGGCCAAGTCATGGGGTGACGGCCTGCTGGTGGCGTCCGGGTGCGAGTGAACGATGCCGATCACTTCGCCCAAGTCTTCCGCCGCGACGTAGTCCTCGGGATCGAGCCTGAACTCTTCGCTCGGCTCGGTGGCAATGTTCCGGCACGGGAAATACTTCTGCTTGCGCCCGATGGCCAGCAGCAGGCCGCAACACTCTTTCGGATACTGGGCCGCCGCGTGCACCTGGATAGCCGCGATGATGTGCTTGCGCATGATCAGCTCCGGGCAATGAGGGAAACGGCGGGGAATCCACCGAAGGACAGTTCGTTGTTCTCACCGAAGCGCAGCTTGCAGGACGACAAACAGCCCTTGCACTGGTCGAGCGCTGGGTCGTCCGTGGGGTTGTCCTCGTCGTCGAACATGGCCGCGCCGGTGTAGCCACAATCCGGCCCCCTATACCCATTGGTCATGGCCCAGTGGCAGAAGGTCGTCATCTGCCGGCCGGGAAGTCCGTGGTTGTCGATCTCGCCCGGGGAGGACAGCTCCCAGACCACCGCCTCGCCGTCCTCGCTTGTTTTCTGGTCGATGTACCAGATCTCCAGCGCCTCCTGGGTCGGGTCGGCGGTTGGGTTGCCGTCAGGAAAGTTGGCTGCGTCCAAGTACTGGGCCAGGGTCTCGCGGACCGTAAGCTTGAACTTGAGCATGTCCTCGAAGGCCAGGCAGAGCGCGGTGACGCGACCATTCACGTTGCCCGCGGCGAACGTCGGCCTAGAGGCGGTGCCGTCGCTGCTCGAGGAGATACCCTCAATCTGCACCGGCCAGGCCGCGTACTCCTGGCCCTGCCAGATAATCGACTTGGCGGGTAGATCATCTTCGGAGCCCTCGTAGGCCAGCAATTCCTCGGGCGTGTGCGGGATGGCGTGCCCGTGGAAGCGCAGATAATCGGCGCCGTATTCGGTACCGTCAATTTCGAACAGGCGAATCTCGCCGCCGGGCTCCAGTTTCTGGATGTCCGTGATCAGAGCCATGCGTGGTTATCTCAGGGATGAAAGGTTTGCTGGAAAGTCGCGGTGATGGCGTAGACCTGGCCACCGCGGTGCACTGGCTTGTAGCCGTTGCACTTGTAGAGGCCAAGCTCACCCAGGGGCGGCTCCCAGAGGAAGCCCTTCGCCCCTTTGTGCCGGTCGAGGAACGCCATGATGTCCTTGATGCGCCCCTTCAAACCGGTGAAGGTCACCGGCCAGGATTGCGACCGGTTGTTGAGGCCATCCTCGATCGACTGCTCGTAGCCATCGCCAAACTGCTTTGAGCGGACGCGCTGGGTAATGTCGCCCTCCGCGCCCTTCTCTGTCGCCCAGGTGAATCGTTCGATAGCCATCATCGCCCCTTAATTGCGTTGTTGATGACGCCGCCCTGGCGCATATCCTTAGAGCGCAGCTCCTGATATTTCTGCTCCACGAAAGTCGCCAGCTCCTTGCCGAACAGGTCGTAGCCAGGTGCGTCGGCGGTGGACGATGCATTGCCATCGCCATCGATGTGCACCTCGACATTGATCTGCGTTCCGCCAGCCCCACCGGCGCCCATGGCCATAACCCCAAGCTTGCCGCTCGACGTCCGGGTCAGGGGCATAATTGCCTCCTCCCCAGCCTCGCCCATGACGCCGGTCTTGCCATTGGCCATGCCGAATGCTGTGGGCTTGCTGACGATCGAGTTCGTGAAAGCGCCGCCATCGGCAAACAACTGCACACCGCCCGACCAGGCGCCGCCCTTCGCTTGCGGGAGGTACGTGCTGGAATAACCGTCTGCAGATGCACCGAGGTTTGACGAATTCGCCCCTGCTGAACCGGCAGCCAGCCCATTTCCGCCACCGCCGCCACTGAAGTAGCTGAGGCCAGCACCAAACAGGCTGCTGAGCAGAGCAGAACTTGCCTGCCGGGTGGCAATGCGCGCCATATCGGCCAGGATTGATTTTGCGAAGTCAGCAAACGACAGCTTCCCAGTTATGGCGAAGTTGACGACGGCATCCTCCATGGAGCTGAAGGCGTTACCGAACAGCGTCTTGGTCTGGCCAGCAATGTTCCTCGCCGAATCCAGATAATTCGCCCAAGCCGACGTGGCACCATTGGTCCAGTCGCCCTGAGCGGCCTCAACGTCCGCATAGTTTTGCCGGATCTGGTCGGTAGCCGCCTTGTTCGCGTCAGCGAGCGCCTGCGACTTCCGCTTGAACTCCTCTTCCGACATGTTGCGCGACGGGTCGGACTTTTGGTTGGCGAGTTCCAGCGACTGCTGAGCAAACCGGTCTTGCTGGCCATTCAGTTCGCCGCTGAGCGCGTTCTGACGATCGCCCTGCCCTACGCCAATAACCGCACGTTGGCCGGCAAGCTCCAGGGCTCGCTGTTGCTGCCCGAGCGCCTGCACATATGTGCTGATCGCCCGCTCCTGCTTGGCGAGTCGCCCAGTCTCATTGGTCGCCAACACCTCAAGCTGGCTGTCGGCATCCTTCTGCGCCTTGACCATCCCTGCGCGTGCGTCAGCGATCTTCTGGTCCAGCTGGATGCTTTGCGCGGCCGACGTCGTCTTCTTGCCCTTGGCGGCTTCCAGCGCGGCAATCTCGGCCTGGTAGGCTGCTGTCGTTTGGTCGAGTTGGTTGCCGATCAGCGCCTGGCGCCGCAGCAGATAGTCCTCCTCAGACAGCAGGCCAGCCTTCTGCGCCGCCTCCAGTTCCTTCTGGTAGTTCTTGTAGGTGTCGGTGATCGCCGCCAGGTCGTTCTTGGCGTTGTTGAAGCCGGTCAAGTCGACTTGGGTGCCAGCTGCTTTCGGGTCCTTGAACTTGTCGTTGATGTTGGCGATATTTTTGTCGATCGTTGCCTGGGCCAGGCGCGGATCGTTCGGCGCTACCTTTCGGATATCGTCGAGTTGTTTTTTGTAGTCCTTGAGTGCGTCGGTCCGCTTCTGCTCATTCGTCCAAGAGGACTTGGTGAGCGCGTCAACCTTTTGCATCGAGGTGATCGCGGCTTGTTGGGCTTTTGCCTGATCGCCTTCCAGCTTTGCAATTTCAGCCTGTGCCGCCTTCTGGTCCTCAAGCATATTCAAGCGGTTTTGATAGAGATCAATCATCTCCTGCTTGTTTTGGAACAGACCAACGTCGCCGGACTGCGCGCTCGCCAGGTCTCGGCGTGCCTGCTCAATATCTGCGCCAATGTCCGGGCGCCCGATGTTCTTGAGGCTGTCAGCAGCGCGTGCGACCGCGTTGTAACCTTTCTCCCAGAAGCTCAGATTCTCCAAAATCTTCGGCGTGCGCTCGTTGATCGCGTCAGCGTAAGACTCGGTCGCAAGCTTTACGGCGCCAGCATGGTCGCGCTGCTCTTCCAGCGCGGCGATCTGTGAGAACACCGAAGCCGTAAGATAGTGATACTGCTCATTCAGAGCAGCGGAAGCCTTAACCGGGTCGTCGGAAAGCTTCACGAACTCGGCGACTGTCTCGCTGACGGCTTTACCGGTGGCCTCCTGCATCGACACGGCGGCCTGGGTGATACCCTCGAAACTCTCGCCGGCGATCTTGCCGTTGTCCGCCAGCATTGCCAGGACTGCGGCGGCCTGGCCGGTAGTGCCCACGGTTGCGCTGACCTGGCGCGCCATTTCACCCAGTTGGCCCGCACTCACACCGGCATAGTTACCGGTGAGGATCAGTGACTTGCTGTAGTTGTCCTGTTCTTCACTGCCCTTGTGGTAGGCGTAGGCCAGTCCACCGACAGCAGCTGTTGCAAGCGCCAGCGGCCCCAGGATGGCGAGCAACCCGGCAGCGCCTGCTCCAGCCCCGGCCCCCAGTTGAGCAACCGCACGCACGCCGCTACCCCAGTCACCCGAGGAAAGAGCATTACCCAACTGAACGACGTTTTCCTGCGCCTGGCGGGTGCCGAGGCGTAGATTGTCGAAGCCCGTGGTGGTCTTTTCGAGTTTGGCGTAGTCCTTGTCGATCTTACCCAGGGCAGTGTTGTACTGATCCTGGCTGATGCGGCCGGCGTCCAGGTGTTTGCCCAGTTGCTCGACCTTCGTATCTAGCTTCGCCAGTGCAGCACGGGCCGGGTCGATGGCACCCAGAAGGCTGTTCAGGGCCTTTTGCTCGTCCATGGCGGACTTGGCCAGGGCTACCTGCTGCTTGTCGAGTTGCGCCGAGATCTTCGCTGCCTCGGCCTCGCCATAGGCGCCGGTCTTGGTCAGCTTCGCCAGGGCATCACGCTGCTTTGCCAGGTCCTGCGTGGTCTTGGCGCTGGAGGAAAGTGATTTCTCCAGTGCCTGCATTTCATTCATCAGGCTGGCAGCGGATTGCTCGGCCCGGCCGCCGGCCTTCGCCATTTCATCCAGACTCGTTTTTGCCTGGATTGCATCGGCCGAGTCGATTTTGACGCCGAGTTCTGCAATGTTCATCGACTCACCTTGAATAAGTGCCCGTGATTAAGGGCTTCGCCTTCCAGCACCTGAAGGTCAGGGAAGATTTCAGCGAGTTTCTTTTTCTTGATGCCGAGGAACCCGGCCACGTCGCGGATGCAGCTGTAGTCGAGACCGATCGCGCCGCCGGCGCCCGCCCGCCACTGAGTCGACATCCGGTTGAAAAGGAAAAAAGCCGGCCAAAGGCACGGCCAAATCTCGAACTCTTCTTCCATATCCTCAGCATCCAGGCCGAACACGGCGAGTTGCTCCGCATCTGGTGGGGGCTCATACAGAGCGCGGGCGGCGCGAATCAGTTTCCCGTGCGAGCCTTAGCGAAAGCTGCTTGGTAGGCGTCCACAACAGCCTCGGCTGTGCCGTGGCACGAGGTCACCAGCGCCTTGATGCTCTCGTCATTGAACTTGTCGTCGAACCCCCAGCCGACCACCAGATCCTTTATCTGGTGTACCTGGTGCTCAGTGTCGACGGCCACCACATCAGAGAGAGAGGGCTTGTCTCCGAGACGCTCAACCCCTTCCTTGCGGCGCTGATTCCATTCATCAAAAAGTGCGGCAAGGTCAACGCGATCGCGATACTTGAAGGTGAACTCAACCTTCGCGGGCGCTTGCCCAACGACGGGAATGAGTACCAGCCCTTTGAACGTCGGGGCCTGAGCAATCTTGAACTTCGCCATAATCAGCTCCCACCGCCGGCCGCTACTGGAGCGCGATACGCGGTGATTTCAGCATTGATGGTGAAACCGAAAGCAACAGCCGCACCTTCGTTGCGCACCAGCGTTGGGCTCTTGTTGAACGATGGATAGCCGGCGTAGTAGATCGTCTTGCCGTTGGGCAGCGACATACGCAGGATCCGCACTTCCTTCTCGCGGTCGGCCTTGTCCAGTTCGTCGTACCAGGCAAGGCTGTCGTCGTCAGCGAGCTGGAACGAAAAAGACTGAGCGTTCTTGGTGGTTGGGATCTGCTTGTCGCGGCGCGCCTCGAGCGGTGCGTAGGTCCAGTACTGCTGCTCCCCCCCGGACATCGAGTTGCCAATCACCTGGTTCACCGCAACCCAGCCGGTGACCTTTTTGGCAGTGCCCGCGCTGATTCCGTCCGGGAAGAACGACGTGTTGGAAGTATCGATACCTTCCAGAGTGAAGGCGCCCGCAGCGGCTGCAGCGACACGCACGGCGCGCTCGTTGATATCTTCCCAGCCGGAAGTGATCAGCAGGATGTCGCCATTGGCAAAGCCGTTGGCAAGCGCAGTGGCGACACCAGGGTTCGCGTTCGTGATGCTGGTGATCACCTTCGCAGCAGCAAAGCCGGTCGAGAGCGCCAGTGTTGCCCCGTTGGGGAAGTAGACAGACATGGGTTTTCCTCTTTGCAGAAATGACAAAACCCGCATAGGGCGGGTTCAGGATTTGCCCAACGGGCGGGTTACGGCGTGGTGTCGGATCGGTAGGAGAACGACAGCGGGACGGTGTAGGTTGAGTCGCCCGTGATGCCGGGTCCCTGGTCAACAGGTGTCATCGGCGTAACGACGAACCCGTTTTTGGTATCCCGCACGTAAAGCGGGAACAGGGAAGTCAGCTCATCCGCAATCGGATTGGTCTTGGTCTTACCGGTGCCTGCCGGCGCGATGATGCTGATCTGAAACACGCCAGTGAACAGCCGGTGGTCGCCGCCGAGCGTGTTGCTCGCGGTGTCGCCCGGGATCGTGAAAGCCCGCAGGTAGGTCTCGCCCGCCATCGGTGTGTACGCCGTGTTCTCGAAGACGATCTTCAACTTCTCCGACCTGGCAGCGTTCCAGGCGATGAGCTTGGCCTCGTAGATTGAAGCGATGATTGCGTGACTCATACCTGGTTGTTCCTGATGGCCTCCAGCACGATCTGCTGAAAGCGAGTCACGGTTACCCGTACCATGCCGCCGGGGGCCTGGGTGGAATGGCCGAACTCCAGCGGGATGGCATAGGGCAAGTTGTTGATGATGTAGGCCATCTGGCCGGCGGTGAAGTCGCTCATCGCTGCGACCAGCGCCGCGGTAGTCTCGGCGCCGCTCGGGTCTACCTCGTCAAAGGTGACATTCTCGACCACGCCGAGCGATATGTGCCAGTTCGCCCGGAACCGGCCTCCGACGTAGCCTTCTGGCGCCTTGAGGTCCATGCCGTCGTTGAGTTTGCGGCCCTTCTTCAGCCGCCCGCCCTTCGTGAGGTTCGCCGGGTCGCTGCGCAGTGCGCTGTTGTGATCGTCGACGGCCTTGTTGTACTGGGTGGCCACTGCGTTCTGCGCCCAAATCTCCGGGTTACCCACTGGAGACATGCGAATCAGGCTGCTGCCGACCTCGATGATGATTTCACGCACGCTGGCATCGATGGCTTCACCCGTCTGGGCGGCGAACTCTGCCAGGCTCAGGGCGAAGCTGCCGGATTGTCCGGCGCCTGCGCGGCTCACGACCGTACCTGCAGCTCGTACAGGATCGGTGTGCCGGCGGGGTTGATCTCTTTCAGAGGAGGTACGATTGACCAGGTGCGGCCTTGGGCGACCACCTTGTCGAGCAGCCCGGGTACCCAAGCCAATCCCTGCGCGGCGATCTTGAGTTTTTTGTCGCCCTGCCTGATGAGGCTGTTGTTTTGGAACTCTTGGCCGGTGAAGTCGAGCAGGATGCCTTGGGCGGTTTGCTCGACGGTTGCGCCCGGCGCCTCACCTCCCAGGTCCGGGTCGTACTCGCCCGGCTCGGTCTTGCTGATGGTCACGGGCTGGCCAAACTCTGTGATCATCTCCAGAGCCATTACGGCCATTTCGTCGTAAAAGGCCATGGTGGCTCCAGGTATGAAAAACCCAGCGCGATGGCTGGGCTTGGGTAGCAAATAACAAGCTAAGTGATTGAAACCACCTTAGCGTCAAACTCCGAATCCTCTGTCTCAAAAAGAGATCCGTCACGTCGAACATCCAACGTTTCTACAGAGGACACATTCACGCGCCAGTGGTAGCAGTAGTCGTGCGCTACAACTACCTCAAGGTCCTGGGGCATAGCTTTCAGCAGCTCTATTAGCTCAGACACTTTCATTCAGAAGCCTCTTTAGCGGCAAAGCGCGCCCAAAAATAAAGATGCCGAATTATGCCCGAACAGCGAACAGTCCGCGCTTCTTTAGGTAGTCGGCAAACTGAGTTGCACTCGGCCGATCGGGCGCTGCCGGCAACAACCGATTGCTGGTGGACGGGATAGCCGCATATTGCCGCGTCACCGCGCCCTCAACACGATCCAGCAGCACAGCGCCCTTGCGCTTCTCCACCGGGTCGATATCGTCCTGATGGATCTCTGCAGCCAGGGCCATCTGCCCATACTGGATTCGCGCCGGAAGGTAGTTGTTCGGCTTGATCTCGTGATCCAGCAGTACCTCCCGGCGCGGCCAGGACAGAGCCTGCTCGCTGTTCGTCTTGCGGCCCTTCCAGGTCATGCCATCCATTGCCAAGGCGGCCCGGCGCAGCAGCGCTTCCTGTTCCGGAACACCTACAGGGATGACCGTGCCGAATTTCACGGCATACATGGCCAGGTCCTCGGCGCTCGCGTAGCTTTCGGCGTCAGGCTTGCCGGTGCCGTCCTCGATGATGAGTGTCATGCGTTAACTCGCTGGAATGGGTTGAAGATTGGCCGCCGGGTCACCGACAGCCAGCAGTATTACTCCTTGGTCAGCTCGGCGACGAGCTTTTCCAGGGATTCTTTGGAGGCGTTTGCCCGATACTGGACCTTGGCCTCATCGAGCTTTGCTTTCAGCGCCGCGATTTCACTGGCCTCATCAACCGATGGTGCGAGGGCAGCCTTCTTCAGCGCTTCAACCTCGGCGCGCAGCGCGTCGACAGTCATGGCCAGGCCGTCGCGTTCAGTGGTCAACTCACCAACCGAAGCATGAATGGTGCCCAGCACTTCAAACAAGCGCAACGCCAGTTCGCCGGACTCTGGGAGGTGGATTTCGCCAGCCTCCAGGCCGTCGACCAGCAGAACCATCGCGTCACTCTCGGCTTGCAGAGCGGCAAGTAGCTGAGACAGCTCACCAGACGCCACCGCCGGCGCGCCGACAACAACAGGCGCCGGCAACTCGACAACCTCAACGTCCACACCGGCATCTTCGTATGCCGTGACGATCTCGGGATAGTCACCTACCACGGTCACCGCCGTTGCATCGCGCTCTACGCTGCGGAACAGCCCGGGGACGCGGTAACGCTTGCCAGGCTCAAAGCCGTCAAGCTGGTTCGTGTAAACGAGTTCCATCGGAATCTCCGTAGCGGCCATCTCTGGCCGCCTTCAGGGTTGAATATCAGCCGCCTACTGGTGGCGTGGTGGTGAGGTTGATCATCACGCCGGCAGTGACCTTGTTGCTGTCCGAGTGCTTGACCCAGTTCGCAGCAGAGCCAACAGCCGCCAGGGTTGGGTTGGTGCCGCCGGTAGTTTCCTTCCAGCTGTAACCCAACACATCGATGTTGACGGTACCCTCGGCGCGGTAACCGATAGCCAGGTTTTCCTCGTCGTTCACGTCGTACGAACGGAATCCCGGGGCCTGGGACTCGGTGATAACCACGGCATTCGGCAACAGGCCGAAGATCGCGTCCACCGGCGCCTTGTCGGTCACCAGTACCGGCTTGCCAAGGGTGCCAGGCAGGCCGCCGTAGATCACGACGCCGGCTTCTTCGTAGACCTTGTTCGCGATCGCCTCATCAACGATGTCGAAATAGGCAGACGAGTGCATGACCCACAGCGCGATGCGGCCAAACTTGTCGCCGAATTTGCGCATGCCACGGGTCAGCGTCTTCTTGCCGTCGGTTTCGATGTTGGCGGACACAACCATCGCAGCGTTGGAGCCAATGGCGGCCTTGAGCGCGCCGGTGGCGTACTCAATGAAGCCTTCGATTGTGGCGTCAGCCACGTCTGCGCCGATAATCTGGGAAAACTCATCAACCGCACGACCGCGCCGCTTGAACGCTTCTTCGGTGGTCTGGTACGGGCCGTATTTCCACGGAGCCTTGACGCCCACAGCTTCGCCGGCGCCAATTTTCTTGGCGGTGACCTTGCCATCGGAGTTGACATCGCGGTGTTCCAGACCGCCACCGAGCTTGTAGAAAGCACGCTTGCGGAAGTCGCCTTGGATCAGTTCGTTGTCGAGGACGATTGCGCCGTTGGACGATGCGTTAAACACGTCCAGGTTGTCCTGGATGCGCTCCAGGTATGCGGTCTGCGCCTCATCGTTGTAGATGATCAGGTCGCTGTTTACAGTCGTTGGCATGGATCTTTCCCCTTACTTGGGCAATGCGAGATATGCGGTTTGGCCGTGCTTGCGCTGGAAGTCGCGCTTCTGCTCGGAGGTCATTTCGGAGCGCTTGGATGCAGCCTGGCCGCCACCCCCGCCCGGGGCTTGTGTCCCTGAAGCCCTTGGCCACAGGTGGGGTGCGCTTTCGCGCAGAGACTCGGCCCATTCGAGCGGAGTCAGAGGGGTCTTGCCGTCTTTGCCGAGGATGGTCTGGCCATTCTCGTCAACAGCGACCGCTTCGCCCTCTTCATTCAGTGAGAACACGCCTTTGGCGCGCAAGATGATGTCGTCGGTTGCTTCCGGCAGTGCGCCGGCTTTCAGTGCCGCGCCGCGTACCGAGTCGCCCAGGACTTTGCCCTGGAACTTGGCAGCGAAGGCTTCGGCCTTCTCGGCGCGGCCGGCGAGCGTCTTCAGTTGCTTGTCGTGCTCGCCACGCAGACGTTCGGTGCGCTTATTAAACACCTCGTCCACCTTGCCCTCGGTCAGCAGCTTGGTTTCTTCGTCCTGCCCGGCGCGGCTGAGCAGGCCTTTGACGGCGTCAATGTCGATGCCTTCAAACTGGGTTTCAAACTGGGTCAGCTTGCCGGATGTTTCCTTCAGCTTGCCCAGCAGCTCCGAGTTCTTGGTTTTCAAACCCGAAACGGATGCTTCAACGGCAGTCGCGATAGCGGCCTTGATTGCCGGGTTTTCCAGGTCGATCTCGTTTTCTTCTGCCACGTTGATGCACCCCTTGGGTATGTTTCGCCAGCTTTGCAGGCAATAAAAAACCGCCCGGAGGCGGCTGGTTTAATGTGTTCGGTTAAATCCCGGCCCGCTCAAATGCCAGAGGCTCTAGCCCTTTCATCTGCGCCAGAGTGAGCGGTGCGAAGTTGCGATCAAGCTGCAGCTCGGCGAAACGCTCGACGGTCAACCCACCCTCCCTGAACAGCTTGGCCCGGACAGGACCAATGGCGACGTCCTGGAACGAAGCCGGCTGTTGCTGTAGCCAGTGGTAGTAATCGAGGTCAGCACTTACCTGCTGTCCACCATCAGCACCCACCGAGGCGCGCGTTGCGCCCTTGGCGTACATGGCGCTGAGCTTGGTCATCAAGATGAAGGTGGTACGGCAGTTCGGGTGGAACGGCGGCCTTGGGCCGGAATCCACTGGAAACTTGCGCTTGTCCATCGAGCGGCATTGCTGGCTGGTCTTGCTGTCCAGCGTGGCCACCATCTGGATCTCTTGCACGATGTCCGTGTTGGCCTTGGCCACCTCCATTCGCGCTTGAGACGACACATGCTGAATCGCGGTGTGCACGACCGTGCTGGCATTACGGTTGGTGGTAGCGAGAATTCCATCCTTGTAGCCGGCAGCCTTGGTGCCGCGAATGTTGCGAATGATCTGAAAGTTCGTCTGCCCTTCGAAGAAGCCCTGCCGGATCGTGCCGGTGACGCGCTCGCGCTCGGCGCCAGTCCACCCCTTGATAAACGCCTTCAGCAGCTTCCCGCCGCCGGTGCCACGCACGCTGAGCGGGTTTGTCAGCACTGCGGTCCGAATCGCAGCAGCCGTCGGCGCGACCACGTCCAGCGACACACCAACCGGCGCCGACCTGGCGATGCTGGTCGCTTCGAACTCAGCCTCGTAGTTGGCGATATCCACTAGGTCCAGGTTCAGTTGGGCGCTGTATCGGTCGAAGATACCCAGCAACAGGCTGTCGACCTCCTTCAGTAACGCTTCCAGGCGCTTGACGTTGTACTCGGTCAGATCTGACTGGGTTAGTCGGTCACGGATCGAACGATCAATCTCCTTGAGGAAGGGAGCAAACTTGCCCACCTCCCCCGCCTTGAGCTTTTCGAGAAATACCGCGTGCCGGATCGTGGCATCAAGTACTGCCGGATTTACCGCCATTTGGTTTGTCCTCGTCGTCCAGGCCCAGGCCATCGCCCTGCTCTTCCAGTTCACCGTCGATCTGCAGGTCGGTACGCTCTGGCGCGATCAGGCCCAGCTTGCGCAGGTAGGCCCGCAGGTCAGCTTTCGCAAACCCGCCGTTCTGCCACAAGCCAACCAAGGCCGTGATCATCTGCGGATCGGCCGTGAGCTCTACGAACTCCTGATTCACCTGATAGGCGACCTTCTTGTCAGCGATACCCATGTAGGCGCAGCACCACATGATTGCCCGGGTGTAGGCCTCGCTTACGTTTGCCACGCAGCCGGCCAGCACTGATGTGGACGCCGATTGGTCGCCGCGGGCCTCGGTCGCCGTCTTGGACGACAGAGACGCAACCACCATCCGCGCCCCGAGCTCGATCATCATCTGGTTCTTGTCGGCCATGGCCTCCTTGACCAGAGTGTTCGGCAATGGCTGCGCGTAACCGAACTGGCCGCCGGCCGGCAGCATCATTGGCGCCCTGGAGCCGACGTAAACGCCGTTTTTCTCCATCCAGTCGCGCCATTGCTCATCCAAACCACTGATCCACGGCTGGGCCTGGCCGCACCAGAACACACTGTCTTCGTAGTCAGCGCTGTTCCGGTAATGGCCCAGGTTGATCATCGCGATGTCGTACAGCGGTGACTCGTCGATGCTTGGGTCGTTGTTCTGCGCCCCGACGAAGGTGAACGGAATCTCCTTGAGGCGACCGGTTACGCCTTCCGGCCTGAACTCTTCGATGACCGCCAGCGGCCCGCCACCTTTCGGACCGGACCGGCGCCAAACACGACAAACGAAACCGTCATCCTCAAGCGCCAGTTCCCGGTACTGCTCAGCTGTCTTGTAACCGAAGCCATCAGGAATCTCCGGAGACTCGCGCAGCACCACCAGCGTTAGCACGCTGTGACCGTTCACCATGCCCGTGCGCCAGTTGATGATGTCTTCAGCGCAGTAAGACAGGATCACCGAATGCCCGCCGATGCCGTCGTCCTGGTGATAGTCGACGTACAGACCGTGGCGACCAGCTTCAAGCACCTTTTCAAGCGTGCCCTGGGAGTGCTGGTAAATGCTCACCCCGGAGCCGTTGGCGTTGTCTTGCAGGTATTCCAGCTTTTTCGGCACCGTGAGGGTCGGGTCTTTATGGAAGGCCAGGCCTAGCAGCCCGTTACGGGTGTGCCCGGTGGCGTTCTTGAACACCGCCCTCTCGCGGTAAGCACGGTTCCGGTCTTCGTTCTCCGGAGACTTGTCGTGCGCGTTGATGTACGGGAGCCGATCGACAACCCGGTGCTGGCCGGCGCAGACATCGCGGACGGTCGCCCAGCGGTCCAGCACTGCCGTGTATTCCGCCCGCTTGAAGGAGACGTCGTTGCTCATCGGGCGTATCCCATTTTGATAGCGGTGACCGGTTTGATGATCGGGTACTCGCGATGGATGAAGTAGCCGCCGGCGTCATTCGCGTGATCGATGCCGGCGGTTTTATCTGGCTCCCCGTTCGCGCCCCACACCTGCTGCTCCAGGCCATCGGCGTAGGTCGGGCAGGTAAAGGGGTTGATCAGGTAGCGGCGCTCGCCCTGCGCATTGCAGAAGACGGCGTTCATTGCGTTGATTCGGTCCTTCACAGGCGGGTTTGCCGCTGGAGCGATGACCGCGAACCCGGCCTGCTTGAGCATGGCCAGGTCGGTGATGCTGGCGTTCACGGACTTGCGCGAATCGCCCGAGGCATCCGGGTAGATCCTGATCTCGCAGGTCTTCTTGAAGTCGTTGCCGTCGTGCTGCCAGTAGCGCTCTTTGATGCGTCGGATCATGTCGGGCGTGTCGTAACCGTCGATCAACTCATCCACTGCCCTGGGCAGCCCCTGGTCGCGCTTGACGTGGGTGATCGCCGCCATCTTGCCGACGTTGAAGTCCATGCCGATGAACAGAGGCTCGCCGGGCTGCACGGTGTCGAAGCAACCGTTCAGCTTGCGGTCGTAGGCCGTGTAGATCGTGCCCGACGTCAGGTTGACGAACTGGCCCTTGAGGTACGCCATGATCAGCTGCGGTGGATACGACTCCATCAAAGAGGCGATGTAGTCATCCGGCAGGTTCAGCTCGTTGTCGAACGTGCTGGCCTGCACCAGGCCGTACATCTCCTTGAGCGACGGTTTGTCGCGCAACTGCTTCACGAACTGCAGGAAGACGAACTTGAAGCCTTCCGGCGTCGTGGTGACATCCACCCCGTTCTTCAGCCCGGGCAAGTTGTAGCGCATCCGGGCGATGATCTTGCGCCAGGCCTGCTGTGCCTTGACGGCGGTTAGCACGTCCAGCTCATCCACCAGGGCGTGGCCAATCTTGAAACCGACAATCGTCTGCGGCTTCTCCATCGACCGGCAAATCACAGTGCCGCGGTACTGCCGGCCGCTGTAGATGTGAACTTCGTGGTTCGCCTGGTTGATCTTGGTCTTCAGCCCCCAGTCGTAGGCCACCTCATCCATGGTCGGATAGAAGATGTCCCGGATCTGCGGGTAGGTCGGTGCGAAGTAGCCAGCGTTGACGCCAGGCCACTCCATGAAGTGCTTGCTCAGTGCCGAGCATCCCACCCAGGTCTTGCCTGAGCCGAACCCGGCAACGAACGCGCGAAACTTGTGTGGCAGCGTGAGGAACTGAGCCTGCGGAACGTTAAGGCTCGGCATTCGGCTTCCTCGCATCCACCACGTCGACCTGAATGCGGGTCGGGATCACCGGTTCATCGCCAACCTCTTCCTTCCGGGCCCGGTTGACGTAGATGTCGCCGGTTTCCTTTGCGGCCTGTTCGAGGATCTGCATGGCCAGGCCGATGTTCTTCATCGACTCAGCCTTCTCCACAAAGCGGTTCATCGCGCGGAGGCGAAAGGCGCGGTTGGCAATGGGTATGTCTTCAGTCTCTTCGCGGAAACGCTTTCTGGTCTGCTCGAAAAGGGTCTTCCATCTGTCGGCGAGCTTCTTACCTGAAACCTTTGTAGGGTCGTGGGATTCGACCTGCTGCCGGGTGATGCTCAAGCTGAATTCTTTATGGACCGCCTCAACCACCTGAGAAGGCGTATCGAAGCAAGCGAGAGCCTGTACTACAAAGGTCTTCACCTCACTGCTTAGAGCTGCCATAGGCGTTCATCCGTCCAAACCTGTCCAAAATCAGGCCGACTTGAGCAGACAGGTTCCGCAGGCCCTCGCAATATTCATTTTCCCTACCTCAGCAGGATTGTTTGCAGCGTCCACCAGCTCTTGAACTGCCGGGCTTGCCCCATAGCGACGCACTACACCGACGAACTCTTCAACGTCGTGTCCGCGCATCTCAAGCTTGGGTAGACCTTCTTGGGTGAAAGCTGGCTGACCGTACTTATCGGTCGCCTGGGCGATGTGGTACAGCTCATGCTCGACCAGTGCGCAAAAGTCAGCGTCAGAGCAGTCGGCGCAGTAGTCGGCAGCCAGGGTGATGATGTAGGCCGGCACATCGCCGAACCAATCACGCATCTGTTGTTCCATTCGTGCTTTCTGCCACCCGCCGGCACGGAGCGCCACCTGCTCAGCCTGACCAACCACAGTGCGCCCCTTCTTCGTGAAGGCAGAGGATGCCCACATCACTCGAATGTCCGCATCGATCAGATGGGCGTGTTCGTTGTTGTGGACGCTACCTGTGTCGGCAAGGATTTCGGCTTGGAGCCATGACCATACCTCCGGGGCAGGAATCAGGCGGATGCAAAACTCGGACACATCAGAGAGCTCAAGCAGCGATGCCGGCGGCTTTGGCCTATTCATGACTCACCTTGAGCTTGAAATGGTAGCTATTTGCCGGTATCAGTACGTTTTCGGCAATGTTTATAGGAATTCCACGTGGTAAAAGTTTTTCGTATTGCCATGAGCGTGCTTGGCAGCGCTAGCGTCATCGCGCTGTTAACCCTCACGTACACGATATGGCGGGACTCAAAGGTAGACTCAATCGCATACGGCGAGACAAAGGCTCTGCTTTCCACTACGACAGATCAATTGAAAGAGATGAAGGCAGAAAATACGAAGCTAACGAACGAGACAGCGGAGCTGAACCGTACTATTGATGGTTTGCGGCAGAGTCTGCTAACGGAAGAAACGGATAACAGGTACAACAAGCGACTATTGGAAGAATCGCTTGCCAAGACGAAGGCTCAAGATATCCAACTTGAACAGATATCTCGGCTAGTAAAGGCCGATGACCCCTGCTCTCCTATCAGACTGCAAATAGCAGAAATCGAAAAAATCCTGCGAAGACCTAGCTACGATGCTTTTGCCCCACAGGGTGAGCAGCGAGACCAGCTAGCCGTAAACCTGAATGAAAAGTACAAAACTCTTAATGCATGTTTTGGCTCCAAATAACTGACCATTTGCGTCGCGACAAAATTCGCTGATACGCGAAACGTGTCGCGATTTACTGGGATCGTCGCTCGATCCCGCCTGGCGCCTTGTCACAATGCAGGCAATGCTCGCAGTTCAGCGTCCGGCACAGCCAGACCTTCACCCGCTGCCAGTATGTGACCATGAAGATGTGCCGGGCACCGGCAAGGGCCAGAGCGACATGCAGCGTCAGCCCGGCGGTGGTCGGGCCAAAGAAGATGTTCTGGCTGCGAACCGACACGACGAAGCCAGTGATGGCGATCGTGGTGTAGATCAGCTTCCCAAGGATGCCGTCTCTCACCTTCCCGCTCAGTACGCACCAGGCTGCCCACAGCGCGATAAGGCCGCAGGCGATGGAGTTGATCAGTTCAAGATTCATGGTGGATTGCCTCCCCCGAACCGCTGGCGAATAAGCGCCCAGAGGTCAGCGGATTTGATGGCTCGATTGATGGCCGCCAGGAGCGAGCCGCCGAATGCGCCCAGCAGGAAGCCGATGCCAGCGACTATCTTCGGTTCGGTCACTCCCAGGTAGGTGCTGACCATGCTCGTCAGGTAGATCGAGCAGGCCATGCCAGTGATGAGGAAGATCATCCAGGCGCGCCAGTCGTTCAAGTCGTCCTTGTGCCACCAACTGGCGATCACCGCCCCAACGAGGCCCGCAATCAGTAATTCGAACCTGTCGATCTTGTCGAGCAGGCGCTGTAGATACTCCATGCGCTCGACTCCGTGGGGGCATGTTTGAAATAGGTCGGCTCCAGCAGCACTCCCGCCTCAGAGCGATGGGTGTGGCGGGGCCGAAAACGAAAAAGCCCCGGCGAATGCCGAGGCTTGAATGTGTATCCCGCTGTAGAAAAAGGACGCCTGACTACTCAACTTCCGTCAGGCGGGGCAATGTACGCTTTATGACCTCTTTTTTGGTTTCCTTCCATGCTTGATGCAAGTCATGAAAGTCTTCATCAACACCCCAGCGATGACCAAAGGACGGGAGGTCAAAACTTTTCCTCAATTTGCATGCCAACAAGTGGGCCTCGTAACCAAAGTAACCGACCACTTCAGCCTTATGATTGTGTACCTCGGTCGGATCGAAAGAGGACTCATAAATCCAATATAGATGCTCACTTGCCAAGGCTTTTTCAGTGGCCAGCCATGCTAGATCACTTGCATGCTCAGCATCTAAATGCTTCAGCGTGTCTTCGGTGACCTCTAGATCAGGATATGAACATCTTGGCCAGTTTTGGTAGTGAGTGTGCGGATCCATTGGACCGGTTACTTCGTGATAGTCCCGAACGTTTTGCCGAGATTGAATAACATAGAGGTCCAGCCTCGCAATGACCCCTATTGCAGCAAATTTTGCGTCTCTCACCCTGTCTCGACGCTTAAAAAGCCAGTCTTTGAACCAGCCGATCGCAGAGGCGACCACACCACTTGCCAAGACAATTTTTAGAATGTCTCCCCAGCCGAGAACGGTAGCCCCTACCTGAACCGATTCCATCACCTAATTCCTTATAAAAAAAAGCCCGACTCAGTGGCCGGGCTCTCGATATCAATCCCTAATGCGCAAGGACGACAGGATGGGTAAATACTCTCTCACTTTCTCACTCGGAGCAATGGCTTTTTGCTACGCCGCGCAACTTTCGATTAATCCCTCTGCATCGAGCAGTTCCTGAGCGGCAGTGAGCGCCTCGTTCACCTGGTCATCCAGAGTCTTGCGGATCCCTGAGCGCCACCGGTACCGAGTAGATTCAGGCTTGCCGTCGTTATCCCAATTTGTGATGTCGTACCAGGCGGCCGGCAGCACAGCGGCGGAACGCTTGCCCTCGGCACCGGCAACTTGCGGGATGGCCCAGGTCAGCACCGCGCATTCCCGGAATCGCTGCGGCGCCGGCGTCTTCACCGAATTCAACAGCTCCAGGATGGCCCCATGCTTTCGCTCCTGGTGCGTCGAATACTTCGCCACCAGCGCCCGCCAGTGCGCAGGAGCCAGCGCCTTGTGCAGCCGACCGAACACCCAGCAGTCTTGGAGAAAGGCAGCCTCCTTGCCGACGATCTCCCCCTTCTGCTTGGCGCACTGCACCTTGGGCTCGAAGTCGCAGCCGCCGGCGGAACTGATGGTCTCGGCCGCAAGGGCTCGAACTACTGCTGAAACAACGTTGCGATAGGTCATGCGGCTTCCCCTTTTTTCAGCTCTCTGGTCATTGCCCGGTATTTGGCCTTGATGGCCTTGATCTCATCGACGGTGTACTTGCATGGCGGGTGCCGGCCTTCCAGCCAGGCGACCTTATCGGTGCCGATGCGCTGCACCAGACGAATCCGGTATTCCACGGCATTGCCGGAAAGGTTGCGGTTGCACTTCACGCACTGCCGGTGGATGTTCAGCGGCTCGAAGCGCAGCTCTGGACAGGCGCCGACGGATCGGTAGTGCCCAGCATCCCAGCGGCTGCCGGTCATGAGGTCATTGTCGTTCGGCGTTGAGTCGCAGCTGATGCACGGCAGGTGCGCGTCACGCAGGCGCACGTACTCGTTCACGGCGACCTGGGCCTCGCGGAGGTGATCCGCTCGGGTCTTCAGCTTCTCCTTGCGAACCTTGATCTCCCGTCGACCGGCCAGTGCCAGCGACTTTTTCTCCTTGGCCTTCTGCACCTCGACGACGGCCAGCGCGCACTTCGGACTGCACACCGCCTGCCCGAGGCGCTGCGGGACGAATGAGGCCCTGCATGATGGGTTCTTGCAGGTCTTGGGCTTTGGCGCCCTCTTTTCCTTGAGGGCTACGCGCATGGATCGGCCTCCACCCTCATCAGAAGGACATCAGCCCAGCGGTAGCTGTATGGGCCACACACCGCCACGACCTTGTAGTGAGCGCCGTCCCTGCAAAAGATCTGCTCACAAGTCGGAGGGCTTGTTTCTGCCGTCAAGGCGATTCGCTCCGAACCTAGACTCCACGTCACCATGCACTTGGTCAGCAGCTCAGATATCGCCGGCTCCTTGTAATTGATCATGCGGCCTCCTTGAATGCTTCGAACTCGGCCATTTCGGTCAGGCGCTCTTCCGTGAGCGTTGGCCAGTCATGCTGCACCAAGTACGCGCAGCACTGGCGCCAAAAGTCTTGGAATGTCTCCTCCCCCATCGAGTCGTAGGAAAGGCTGCGAGGTGTTTTGCGGGTGAGCTGGCCCAGGCCGGGGATATCGAACGCTTCCTCGTCGCAGTACACGCCCGACTCCAACTGCAGCGCCTTGATAGCGTCGTGTGACTGCTTGCCAGAGAACCGATCGATGTTCTGGCTCAGCACCCGGCCCAGGCCGTGGACCAAACCATTGAACCGTGGGTTGCGCGGCTGCTTGAGGTCGGCGCGGATCTTCGTGTTGATCCGGAAATCCCGCTCGCGAAGGATTGACCGGTCAGCATCGGAGGACGGCACGAACGCCGCCACCTCCTTGCCAGTAACCGGATCGACCAGACGGCGCAGCACCAGGTACACGGGCATTGGGCGGGGCTTTGCTGGCTTGGTCATTGCGCCGCCCTCTTCGCTTCCAGTTCCTGAGCTTGCTTGAAGAGCAGCGCCCTGCGATCCGCCAACTCATTTGCCGCGTCAATCCGCATTTCGGTTTTCCGTTCGGCACTGGCCTTGCGCATTTCCAGCATCGAGTTTTTCACCAGTTCCAACTTCTGCCGAAGCTGGGGCTCTGGCCGTGTGACGGTGCCCGTGAGTAAGCCGGCGATGGCGCGACCGTCCTCAGTGATCGGCTCGACGCTCAGGTCCGTCAGGTACTTCTGTGCGTGTTCGCGCGGGATTCTCTTCAGCTCCATTGCCTTAGTCACAGCCTGCACGCGACGGTTTGCGTCGAAACCCACGGACACGTGCCAGTTGACCGGTTTCGCATCCTCGCGGGCCTGGCCCACGAACCGCTGGTAGGCGTCGATGAACGCCATGCGAGCGCCGATTTTGTCGCCGCCATCCAAGATGGGTTTCGCGGCAGCCAGTGCCAGCTGGATCTCGTCGGTCAGCACCACAGTTTCGAATTCATCGTTGGTGGTCATGGCGATTGCCCAGGCCTCGTCCTTGCCCGGGCGCCCGTCGGAGGACTGAACACGCTGCAGGATGTCAGCCATTGCCAGCTTGCCCTTCACCTCGAAGCGGCAGGCCTTCAATGCGGCTTTGACGACGGGCACCGGATACGCGCAGAGGTCTTCAGCCATCATCGCGGCAGTGCCCGGGTTCATTTCCTGGCCCATGGCCTCGGCTGTGGCGCAGATGGCGGCGGCCAATCCGGCAACCTGCTGGTCATTCATTTCAAAGGTATTCATTGCGGTCACCTGCTTGGCGTTTGGCCAAAACCATCTGGGCGGCCTGTTCTGCTGCGGAGTGGTTCGCCTCTGTCCGTTCCATCTGGCGGGCGGTTGTGCCGTTGATGCGCTGACCGGTCACCCACTGGGTGTGATAGCTCTCAGCGTTGGCCAGCAGCTCGTTGAGGCTGTGGCACTTGCGCAGCACAGCGGCGTCGCTGGTTTTCAGGAAGTGGGCAGCGACGTGGTGGGCGACGTCGGCGCCGAGCCGGTCAACCAGTTGGCCGAGCTGGCCACCGACCTTGGCGTTCCACACCGGCCAAGCGCTGTAGCGCTTGCGGTAAGCCATGGCGTAGTTCGCCCAGACCTTGAAGGTTTTGCAGGTCTGGTCTTTGGGGCCCGGCATGTCGGCGGGGATCTCAACCCGTGGGGCATCGGTGCGATCAACCACTAGCACCAAGCCGCGGGACTGAGCCGGCACAACCTCGGCGGAGGCCGGGGGTGTAATTGGTTCAATGACCGGTTCCATGACTGGTTCAAGAGAGTTACTGATTCTGGGTGCAGCTGCTGCACTACCCCCTGGTGCAGGAGATTCACTAGGGGGTGAACCTGCTGCACTACCCGGGTGAATCTTCTGCGCTACCCCTGGTGCAGGAGGTGCACCACCCCCGTCGAGGGTGAGGAAGTAAACGTTCGACGAATTCCCCTTCGGACCACCCTTCCGGATTTCCTTGCGCAACAGTCCCGCCTCACACAAGGCTGTGATGTGATTCATGACAGAGCGCTTGCTGATCTCACACTGGTCGGCGATATGCTGATAGGACGGCCAGCACTCGCCTACGTCGCTGGCGTTGTCGGCCAGCTTGATCAGGACAAGCTTGCGCAATGGATTGCCGACGCGAAGCTTCATTGCGGCGACCATAAGGCCCATGCTCACGCTGCACCTCGAACTGCTTTATCGTGCGTGAACTGGCCGTCCCATGTCTTCTTCATGGGCAGCTCGCCGGCCAGGTACAGGTCGTATAGGCGTGCGGCGCCCTTCTTCAGCAGGATTGGCGTGTAGGAGATGAATGGGTCTTTTCCGTGAGGGGTGACTTCGACCTGGTGCTCGGTCATGTACTTGTCACGAGCGTACGACCCAACACGGTGACGGATGCCGGACTTGCTCTCGTTGTAGAGCCAGCTGCGTGCTTCCAGGTACTTGCCCACCTGCATGACGTTGACCCCATTGAGGCCCTTGCAGAACCGGGTGTGGGTCATACCTTCCTTGAACAGATTCTCCAAGGAATGGATCTTTGTGGCCTGCTGCTCGACCTGGGCGGTGAGCATCAAGCGGGCCTTTTCAGACTCCATGGCGATCTGCAGTATTTCGATAGTGGAGAGCTGCTGTGGTTTCGCAATCTGCTCCTCCAGCTCCCTCCACCGACGAACAACTGCCAACCGCATTCTGGCGCTGTAGCCGGTAAGCAGGGTGTCAGTCATCTCCCTGTCGAGGTTGAAGCACGGGAGGAAGCGCCCAGTGCTGTCTTTGTACTGGGCTGAATATTCAGCCGAGTCGATTTCCAGTTCTACGAACATTGCGCGGATGTCGGCCAGCACGTTCTTGTGCATCTTCCGGGTCAACTCAGAAATTTCTACAGACGACATAGTTCGCGCCACGTTTTGAGATTGCGGAAAACGTGGCGCGAGATTGTTGGGGCTATTGATCGATTCTGTGTGTTGGCGCATGATTCGCTCCAGTTGTTTACCGCTGTAGAAAAAGCCGACCTCGAACGTCGGCTTTTTTGTGCCTGCAATTCAGGCTATGGATTTCAGTGGGCGAGCCGACGCGAGCAGTTGCTCTGCTCTACGCCCCAACTCCCCCGCTTTCGCCTCAACCTGGCGGCATTGCTTCGCGAACGCAGGCAAGTGCGGCAGGTCCTGCTCGCACATCACCTGGTCATCGAACACTTCGCTGCCGGTGTCGATCACATCGCCCAGCGCGCGGATCAGCGCACCGAAGCTTTTGTTCGCACATTGGTCGCTGGTCATCTGACGGGCGCCGGTCAAGCCGTGGCGGCTCGCCAGTTCGTTCAGGCAGTGATCGCGGTATTCAGGCTCAAGGGCGTTGACCCACGACTCTTCCAGCCAGGACGGCATTTCCTGATCGCCGGACAGCCAGCGCTGAACACGCTTGAGCCAGCGGCCGGTAGCCTTAATGAACTCGCCCACGTCGTTCAGGCGAGCCAGCTCTTCGAAGTCCGGGACTTTCGCGTCTTTGATCTTCGCGGCGGGCACGGTCAGGTAGATCTCACGGCTCAGCGCCTGGGCGAAGTCGTCCTGGCTCAGACTGGTGCGTGCAATCTGGTTTGCAGCGTGTGCGACCAGCACCTGATCACGAGTTTGTACGGTGTGTCTGGAACTGGACGTTTGCATGGGGATAGCTCTCTTCTAATCTGGCTTCAATGGAACGGCGGACAGGGATGTCGCTTATGCGGCCATCTCGGCCCATGGAAACGACGGACAAAGGGATTCTTTTTTGAAAGCACCTCCGGTCAACGCCTCCGCTCGCTTGGCAACCACTGGAGACATGCCGTGCTTCTCGCGAACCCAACCGGAAACGGTGCTTTGATCAACCTTGAGCTTTTCGGCCGTGACCTCCTGAGTGCCGAAGAAGGCAACGAGGTCCTTATAAATAGTGTTCATGCTGCCCCTCCATACGGGAATACCCATATAGTAGGTTATGGGAATACCGATTTGCAAGGATATGGGAGCACCCGTAATACTCGCCGGATGGAATTCAAAGATCGTTTAAAGGCAGCGCGCCGGCACGCCAAGCTCAATCAGGGCGAATTGGCCGCTAAAGCTGGTATCACGCAGACGTCGATTTCTGACCTTGAGCGTGGAAAATCGAAAGCCACCGCACACGTCGTGAAGATCGCCGACGCATGTGGGGTGAGCGCCAAATGGCTCTCAGACGAGATCGGGCCAATGCTGGCTACTGGGTTAACGTCCGGCTCTGGTGAATCGAACGTCTCCCCCGCCGCGCAACCCACCAAATCATTCCGCTACCCAGTAGTGAGCTGGGTTGCCGCCGGTGCCTGGGCGGAAGCAGTGGAGCCCTACCCGGCCGGAATCTCGGACACCTACGAGTTTTCGGAGTACGACTCCAAAGGCCCGGCGTTCTGGCTGACGGTCAAAGGTGACTCGATGACAGCGCCCGCCGGCCAGAGCATCACCGAGGGCACGCTGATCTTGGTGGACACTGAGGCTGAAGTTGCACCAGGTAAGCTGGTGGTGGCCAAGCTGCCGGACAGCAATGAAGCCACATTCAAGAAACTGGTGAGCGACGGCGGCCGGCTGTTCCTGAAGCCGCTGAATCCGAGTTACCCGATCGAGGCTGTCGACGAGAACTGCCGGATCGTAGGCGTGGTTGTGCAGGCGCTGCAGAAGTTTTACTGATGCCATCCGCCCTTGGAAAGCCATCGACCTCTTGGCGAGAGCAGAGCTTTTGGAACAAGGTGTGGACCTATGCCCTGCTTGCGCTCATGGTGGTTTTCACAGCCGAAGCTGGAATTTGGCCGGACGGCAGTTCATCCCATCGCAAGCGGGTCTTCAGCCCAGGCTTCGTTGTGGTCTGCGTTTTCGTGGCCGTGGTTGAGCTGATAGCGCTGAACCACTTCTATGGCGCGACCGGATGAGGTGCAGGCGGGAAGGACTGTGCGGGACCGTGCAGAACCAGCCAAATGACTTGCCCGGCCCAGCGCCGGGCTTCTTGTATCTGCACTACCTCCCTCGCAGCACGGACCATCTCGATTCTTGGTCGGCTGTAAGAGTCCGACGAAGTCACGTTCTCCATCCTTGCTACAAAGGCAATAGAGTCCATTACCAAGGTATAAATAACGCCGTGACTAGATTTTTGTCGAGCCTGCCGAGTCGTAACGAGCACGGGCTGCATCAAGAGCGGGAAAATGATACTCCGCCCACCGATCCAGCGCTGTAAGCGTATCAACCAGAGAAAGCGCTACCGGGTTGAGCCGATATTCAACGTGGATAGGCCTATCCGATATCTCTCGTCGCTCAAGCAAACCGTTCCGCTCAAGCTTCTTGAGGGTTTGCGTTAAAACCTTCTGAGAAATACCCTCAATTTGCCTAAGCAGTTCACCGTTGCGCATGGGGCGCTGAGCAAGAGCAGGCACTATTAACATCACCCACTTTCCAGAGATGAGCTCCAGCGCGTCACGCGCTGAACAATTTTTTGAATACACGTTACCAGGGTGCGCCAAGGTGGTTACCTCCAGGTGCGTAATTGCCATGATGAGCGATACGGTACAGCATTCGTAAAACAGCTGAGGTAGACCGCATGCATGTTCTTATCGTTTTAGCCCACCCTGACAATGAGTCCTTTAACAGCCAGTTAACCGCAGCAGCCAGATCTGCTCTTGAAGCGGCAGGGCACGTGGTAACTATATCTGACCTCTACGCCGCGAAGTTCGATCCAGTAGAAGACGGTCAGCATTACGGTGATCGCCTGAACACGCAGCAATTTGTTGCGCTAGCGGAGCAGCGCCACGCCAGCAAGAATGGCACTCTGCCGAGGGACGTACAGCTAGAAATTGAAAAACTCGAAGCTGCAGATCTCGTTATCTTGCAGTTTCCACTTTGGTGGCACGGCCCTCCCGCCGTTCTGAAAGGCTGGTTTGATCGAGTCTTTGTTTCTGGCCATCTCTACAACAGTAAAATGCGATACGAAACAGGCTATTTTCGGGGAAAGCGGGCAATCGTATCAGTCACGACTGGGGCACCTGCTTCGGCTTTCGGGCCTGGCGCCAGAGGCGGGGAAATGGGGGTGATGCTTTGGCCTATCCACTATTCTCTACATTATCTAGGATTCTCAATTCTTGCACCTGAATACCATTTCGAGGTCTCAGGACATGGCTATAGTTATAGTGAAGAGTCTGAAAATCAGAAGCGACTACAGGCTAACATTGAGGATTGGTCTAAACGGGTAGCTCATCTAGATTACGAAAGAACGCTTACTTTTTCGGGTTGGGCTGACTGGGCAGAAGACGGGAGTTCCAAATCACCTAATTGATAGAACTACCTGCTTTCAGCGACTATGCATGCTGGATAACCCCATAGCCAACAAATCCTAGAACGGCAGATTATATATGCGGCTAACTAGCAAGCGACTACCTTGCGCGCATATAGAGCCTGGCCATGAGCTAGCCAAATGGAAATCTCACGGTAATACACTGGGAAGATTGAGCCCCGGCGCCAATCAAGTTCTTCTTCCGGCCACTTAGCCACCAGTCGGTATTTAGCACACTGGCCTTGCTCAAGGATCGGCACCCCAGGTGTCGCAGAGAGCCCGCTATGGAGCGGGCTTTTTGGTATCCGCCGGAAACGCCCCTGCTTCAAAATATGCATTTATGCATGAAACTTCTCGCCAGCCTATTGCCAAGAAATGTCAGCGCAAATACTGTGTATGCATACAGTATTTGCAAGGAGCGAAGCATGAACCAGGCACCCTACCCCACATCCAAACCGAGAAATTCCTACGAGCTTGTGGGCCACCGCCTGCAACGCTTGATCGCATCCCCCCGGGTACAGCGGATTCAGTTGGTTGAGGTCTCCAGGCGCGACGATGAAAGCCCTGAAGCCTGGCGCCAGGTGATCCAGGATATCGGCGACACCGCAGGCATAAGGATCGAGCATCTGGATGATGGTGCCGTCCGGATCGGCTGGCGCGAGTACTGCGATTCCTAAATGAGCCCGCCAGTGAGCGGGCTTTTTATCGCCGCCCATAAAATATATGGGAATACCCATTGACGATAAATATGGGAGTGCCTATATTTGCATCCATCGAGACGCCACTGCGAATCGCCAGAGCCGAAGGCTCGAAGCTCTTTAGCGACACCCCTTGCCGGATCACCACCGGCCCAGATTCAAAGGCAGCGATGAACCGGCCTAAACGGTTCAGAGGGTTGGCAACTGACCCGGGCGTGCAGCGTAAAGCGCCAAGAACAGTTATCCAGCGGGAGAACAAGCCGAAAGGCCCGCGGCTGGAGTGACATTTGATTCAAGCCGGTGACCGACGCCAGTAGCGGGTCCCGGCGGAAGTTTTCACTGATGCACCCAGCTGCAGCTCGGTCGGGTGCATTGGGAAAACAACCGATCAAGCACGGAGCACCAAATGAGCGAGCAAACACTTCAATCCATGCTGATGGATGGCGTAACCCGATTCACAGACGGCGCCAAGCCAGCAGAAATCATCGATAAGCATGTGGAAAGCATGTTCACCGACATCATCAAAGACAACTTCCGCAGCTACAGCGACATGGGCAAGCTGGTCAGCCAGGCCATTAAAGACGCGCTGCCATCCAACGTGAGCGATCTGTTTGAGCTGACTCGCTACAACGACCTGATCGCCACCGCATTGAAAACACAGTGGGAGTCTTCTGGCGTTACTGGCGAAATGCTTCGTCGTTCGCAAGCAGCGATCGACGATGCGCTGAAAGACGACATCGTGCCGGAATTCGTAAACCTGAGCGATTTGCTGAATGCCTTCATCGAAGAAAACAAAGAGCGCGCAACAGACGAGCAATGGGAAAGCCCGCACATCACCATTCGCGAGGCTGAAAACGACTACATCGGCAGCAGCAAGCACATGCACATCTGCTTTGACCCACAGCCGGAAGAGCGCAGTTCGTCATCTCGATACTCCTCTGGTACCAAGCGCACCGAATGGGAGCTGGCCAATCGGATCAGCATCAGCGTCAAGGGCCAGAACGAGCGGGGCTACGACTTCGGTGAGGTCTACAGCGCGAAGCTGGACGGCGCACCCATTGGCCGCAACTTCATGATTTACAAGAAGTGGGAAAAGCTCACTGCGGCCCTCTACTTCGGTGGTGCCAAGCTGGTGATCGATTGCGACGAGCACGATTTCAGTTATGGCCTGTACGACTGAACAACCAGCGCCATGACAGCCGGGAAAGACCGGCACCTCCCCTTCCCCACCTCTATTACGTCAGCACTCCTCCCCCGCGCCCATCGGCAACCAGCGGGAGGCATGAGTGTTGACGAATACAGGTGAACAACCCGCCACCTTGGAGGCGACCATGAACGCAGCATTGAATATTTGCCAGGAGCGTTTCGACGCTGAGTTGCCTCCAGAGGTCAGCGAGAGCGACGAGGTGGCTGACTGGCTTGAGCATTCGGCGGAGCGCCTGGTGTGCGGCGTCGACATCAAGTGGAAGCGGCGCTACGGCCAGCCGCAGGTTGTGACGTTCGACCGGTTCTGCACTGTCCTGCAGGGCCACCTGAACCAGCGCCAGATAGACGGCCTGGATCAGCGTGATTCGTTTGCCCGCCTGCTGCTGTCGGCGATGCTCGGCAGCCAGAGCGATGCCCGCGCCCACGCTGCCGACTTGCTGGGCCAGCAGCGTCCGATTGAGACGGTCGAGAAGATCGCCGTAGCGCTGCTGCGGCCCTACGCCGAAGACGCGGTAGCAGCGGAACGGGAAGAGCGCGAAGACGACGTGGATGCAGATCTATGAGCCCGCACATCCTGATCGATGAGGCGCTGGAGGCCCTGGAGCATCCAGCCAGCGAGCCCGGTGCCCAATCCGTCGTCGTGCGGATGATCACCAACATGCTTACCGGCGACGCGATCACCGTCGAAGAATTCAACCACTACTGCCAGCGCCTGCTGAAAATCACCAGGCACCGCAAGGAGGCCGCATGACCACGCCAATTGTGAAATCGCTGGCTGATGAGCAGCTCGACGACATCGAGCGCCGCATTGCCATCCTGGGCTTCGGCCTTCCCTTCAATGAGCTGATTGGCCGCAAGCGTGAAGACCTCGTGCGGGATCTGCCGCAGCGCCTGGCGCCAACCATGAAGGGTGGGCGGATTGCGGTGAGGGTTCGGCCTTGACTCCCCACCAGCGCACCAGGCGCACGCTCATCTGGCGCGGATCTTTCTCTGTCCTCTCCCTAGGCACATTCCTGATGTTGCTCAGCGCTCTCGCTGATCGAATTTCGGGTTAGCTTTTGGATTTGTTCGCTACAGCTCTGGACAGTTCAAGAATGGTGTTGGAGGCACTTTGAAAGCTGCCAAGACCAGGATATTGAACCTCATAGATATAGCTGAGCCGATCCGTCAATGCCTTGTGAATTTCCTTGGCGCCGAGTGCAGTTGCTAAGTTGATCATGATCTCTTCCAGTGTTTCTCGCTGGCTGAGTCCTGTGTTTTTTATTGTTCCGCTGTAACTGCCAGAGATCGGCTTTGGCGCCGTGATGATCTTTGTCTTGCGCATTCCCTGATCCTCCAAATCGTCAATTCACGAAATATCCCACATACAACTTAAAACGCACAGCGCCTCGCAAGGATGGCGCGGGAGATAGTCATGCTCGCAGCAATTGCAGATCGCATCCGTTCCAAGTCCTACGAACTTCCCCTGTCCCGCGATTACGTCCGCCACTGGGGCCTGAAAGAGGCCATACGGGAGCTGGTACAGAACGCCCTGGACAGCGAGTCGCCGTTTGAATATGCCTTCGCCGAAGGCCAGCTATTCATCACCAGCCGCTTTGCAAGGCTGGAGGCCAGCACCCTGGTGCTGGGCAGCACGTCCAAGTCTGATCGCGCCGATGCCATCGGTAGCTTCGGCGAGGGCTACAAAATAGCCCTGCTGGTACTGACCCGGAATGGCTACGACGTGAAGGTGCTGAACGGAAACAAACAATGGGTACCAGAGTTCCGGCACAGCGACCAGTTCGACGCCGAAGTGTTATGCATCAACGAGACCCCGGCGCACCGGCAGAATCAGGGCGTTGAGTTCGTTGTCTCCGGTCTCACTGAGGATGACGAAGCGGAAATCCGCAGCATGTGCCTGCGCATGCAGCCGCCAATGAGCGACGTCATCGGCACCAAATACGGCCACATCCTGCCTTCCCGGCCGGGGAAGCTCTACGTCGGCACGCTCTTCGTGTGCGACACCGACCTGACCTACGGCTACGACATCCTCCCCGAACACCTGCAGCTTGAGCGTGATCGCCAGACGGTCAGCGGTTGGGACTTGAAACAGGTATCTAAAAACGCCTGGATCGACACCGGGCGCCTTGATGAAGTGGCGGAGAAGATCGAGGCAGGAATTCCGGACGTTGAATACGTCGGGTATGGCAGCACTGAGCTTGTGAAGGAGGCCTGCTACAGGTTGTTCCAGCAGAAGCACCCCGGCGCCATTGCAGTTCAATCCCAGGAAGAGCTGAACAGCCTGGTCAAGCAGGGAATGACCAACACCGTAGTGGTGAGCCGGACCTTCCACTCTCAGGTTTCAAACTCGACTTCGTACAAGCAGCAGGTCTCCCACGTCGTTGCCATCCAGACGCCCAAAGCCGCCTTGGAAGAATGGTATCGCGACCACAAAAAATACATGAGCAGGCTGCCGTCGGCTTCCTTCAAGGAGCTGGCCAAGCGTGCTGACAGCTGGAGGAACAAGTGATGTCTGAGAACACCAGGATATGGGATCAGGTCGAAACTACCGACCCCGAGGTCACCAAAAAATTTACGGGCGCAGGCGGTTTCAAGGGGACCGCCATCAGGCCCACTTACCTGATGCATCGGGCCACAGAGCTGTTTGGCCCGTGCGGTGAAGGCTGGGGCTGGACAGTTCTTGAAGATCGCTTTGACGAAGGCGCGCCCCTTCAGGCGCCAACGAAAGAATGGCCTGGAGCGCCAATGATCTGCGCGAAGGTGCATACCGTAAAGGTAGAACTTTGGTACACGGGCAAGGCCGGGCAGAAATGCACAATTCAGCAGTACGGCCACACACCATTCGTGTACCTGCAGCAGGGGAAAATCCTTACTGACTGGGATACGGCGAAAAAGTCTCTCACCGACGGCATCGGTAAGTGCCTGCAAGCCCTGGGCTTCGCAGCTGACATTTATCTGGGCATGTTCGACGACCCCACCTACGTCGACACCATCACCGAAGAATTCAAGATTGAGAAGGCTGAAGACAAAGACGCCGAAATTCTGCGCCAAAAACAGGAGCGCATTGACTGGCTCGCCTCGGCTGTCGAGACCATCGGCAAGGCGGTAACCGCCTACGAGCTGAAAACACTGAATGTGAAATACATTCGTGAGGCAACACGCCGCAACGAGCCGGCTTTCATCGCGCGGATCACCCGGGCGTTCGAAGAGCGTAAAGCCACCCTGGAAAAATTGACTGAGGATGCAGCATGACTCAACTCTACGCACTGACCGGCAAGCTGGCTGAGCTCCAGGCCATGACCGACACCGATGATGAGGGCCTGAAAGAGGCTCTTCAGCATGCCATGGACGAAGTGCAAGGCGACTTCAACGACAAGGCCGACAACATCGTCATGTTGCGCCGGAACATTGAAAGCGACGTGACGGCCATCGACAACGAAATCGAGCGCCTTGCTGAACTCAAGCGAATCAAGTCCAACAGCGTTTCGCAGATCAGCGACTACCTGCGCCGCAACATGGAAGCCGCCAACATCAAGTCGATCAAGCGTCCGCTCTTCACCATCACGCTGGCCATGGGCAGCGAACGAGTGATCGTGGACAACGAAGATGCAGTGCCGGACGAACTGACCACTGTGAAGTCGAGCATTGCTCCGGACAAAAAGGCCATTGCCGCCAAGCTCAAGGAAATCCGCGAGCATAACGAAGCGGTGCGCAAGCGCGTGGCAGCCGGTGAAGACGCTGAACACGAACTTTTACCCGAACCTACCTGGGCTCACTTGGAGCGCGGCGACAGTTCGATCCGAATCAAGTGAGGTCGCCATGTACGTCAGCAACCACCTCAGCCTGGTCGAGGAACAGCGACAGCACGTTGATTCAATCGCGGAACGTACAGCGCAGTTCCTGTCCACCGGCGGAACCGTAGCGCAGTTACCAAGCCCGCCACGCAAACCGCTACCACCGCCCCGCTCCACCAAGATCGACCCCGAGACCATCCTCAAGCGCCGCAAGCCGCCCATCACCCGGGCCGAGCGTGAAGCGCTGCGCAAACTCGCGGAGGCATTATGAGCAAGCGCAAACCCCACAACCTCAAAGCCCGCATTGACCGGTCCTGCCGGTCGCTGCTCGCCGCCAATCACGTCGCCGTGGTCAACATCGACCCCAGCGGCCGCCAGGGCATGATCAATTACAAGTCGCTGAAGAACATCGCCCCAGGGAAGATTGGCCAGGCCGTCTGCGGCATACCCCACCGGTGGACGATCTACCTAAGCGCGCTTTGCATCGACGCCTGCGGCGACCGCTACAGCAAGTCAGTGGAGGTGGCGCCCGACGGCGTCTACCTCTCCGACCACCTGGAAGACGTGATTGAGCATTGCTACAAGAAGCTGCGCGACGAGGCCAATCAAAGCCAGATGGTGGCATCGGGCTGGATCGCCATTCCTGAAGTGATGTCGCTGGATGAGGAACACGCTGCGCGCATTTTCGAAGCTGTCGGCGCTTGGAATCAGCAGAAGGTCGCTGCATGCGCCGCATAGCCCGTACCCAGCAACGCAAACGACAACCCTGGCTCGCACTGCTGGCCAGCGGAATAGAAGAGGTAGGCCATGGCCAAGAGTGGACAAGAGCGATCGGCGAAGGCCGCCGAGAAGCGGATCGAGTACGACGAGAAGGAACTGCGGCACCGGGTCAGGCTCGGCACCCGGAAGAAGCTTGAAGAACTGATGGCTTGGAACGGCATCACGGAAATCAACGAGGCTGTACAGAACCTGATTCTGAACGCTCACGCGCTCGGCCCCACCCTTTCCTACCAAGCAATGGAAAGTCCGCGCCACAAAGTGCAGATAAGTGAAAACGTGGCGCGGATGTTTCGGGGAGCAAGTGTGGCAGCGTTGAGGCGCGAACCTGGAGACGAAAACATTACGTCTATTATTTTTCAGGGAACACCGTAGCGGCCATTTTTGGGTGTATATAAACGCTATCGAGCAAATTATCTACGACATCCATTGCCAGATTCAGTTGCTCGGATGTGCTAGGCCTAGCTTCATGAGCTGAATCGTTACCCATTGAGCGAAGTTTGTGGAGAATATCGGAGCCCGCAGGCGCTAACACTCCCATGCGTACTAGGTCGTCAATTTTCTTATAAAGATTCCCGCCTTCAGCATTCTTATCTTTGCATATCATCTCTATGAGGACACGGACCCCGAGACCGGCCAATATTTTCTGCCCTCCGTTGAGTGCTTGAATCAACTCTTCGTAAGCAGCACGAACCTTGACAGGTAAATGTTGTATACCTTTAAGTCTAAACCTACCTGCAGTTCTGCTCGGATACACATCGATTACACTGTAATAAACAACCTCATCTATTTCAGGATCATAATCCGCCGAATTAGAATCTGTGTACTCTTTCCTAAACGATAAGTCATCGCAATTCAAACACTGAACAATTTCATATTCTGTAAGTGCCGTGTCGTAATCGTCTTCAACTTTTCTACGAACAGATTGAACGACATTATGTTTTTGCTCAATCTTGCAAACTTCACAGATTAGGCGAACCGTTGCTCCTTTGGTTTCACCTTCAATATACGTTCTCTTGTACATATCTGATCTCGATCTGTTATCCGGCTCCATGCCGGCTCCCAGTAATACCCCACCCCAAACCAAATTGCCACCATCCGGTAACGGAGGGCGGCGCCTGACTGGAGATAATCCATGGACAAAAACACCAAGATCCTGATCACGGAGATCCCGGGTGAGTGGACCCAGCGCCAGCGTAACGGCAGCCTCAAC